TTAAAATTAATATAAACTTTAAGTATTAAAATATGTAACTTATTATATATTTTAATTATACATTTGAATTTATTATTCTAACTCACAAATTATGTATAATATTAGTTAAATAAAATAAATAATGCTCTAGATGATATATAGGTCTATAATTATTGTTGTAATACTGAAAGAAACAATATGTTTTAATCATTATATTTGATAAATGTTCAATTTTAATTTTCTTTTGTTCAACTAGTGAAGATATAATATACCAAATACAATCTGTTATATCTAAATTATATATAAAAATATCATATAAAATATCTCTGAAATTTAAAAATTTAAGGTCATTTATGTTTACCATATTGTCAATGATTTTATTACATATTATTTTATGTTGTAACATTAATTCCTCATTATTAAGTCTAAGTATTTTAATATTTGTTATATTTTCTAATTTTAATTTATTAGATAATTTACATTTTAAACATTTAACATATGATGTTTTAGAAGGTCTGCTTACGTTAATTATTTCACAAGAATTTAATATATTCTCTGGTATAAAACTTAATTCTTCTGTAATTATTATGAACTTTAAATCAATCGCGATTGCGTTATTTTGTTGCATATAACTATAAAAATTTTCTAATAATTCACTATGAATTTCATGAAAATATTTACAAACTATTATACCAGACTTATCCATTTTTGCTGAAATAATATCTATTATTTGTTGATAAATTTCATGCCAAAGCAATTTAGAATTACATCCTAACAATGACATATCAATTTCATAATGTATATCACTAATTTTAAAAAAATATTGTTGTTTATTATATGTTAAACTGATTTTCTTTTCATATTTTAATTCAGATGGGCTATATTTTTTTATTGATTTTAACATTTGCGTGTATTTGCCTGTACCATTAGGACCAAAAAAAATCAAGTTTTTAAAATCATGAATATTTGTTGGAAATTTATTATATATCTTATCTAGTTTTGGATGTAAGTTTTCTCTATTATTTTCACTTATATATTCTTCAAAATGAGTTTCATAAAACTTCATTGTTATATTCTATTTAATAATTTTTATTTAAATATTAAACCAAGTAAATATTACAAATTATTTAATATTTACATTTTTTATTTATAATAGTAACATATATAACTTAAAAATAAACCATTGAATATTAAATAGTTACAACAATGAATATTGTAAAAAGAATTGACCAATATAATGAAAATAGCATATTTTTTTGCGAACCCATTAAAAATAATATTATGAATGAAGGCAGTTTTATAAGAATATTATATTCTCATAGTTATTTTACATTAAATGGTATATATTTACTTATTAATTTGAATGATATTACATGTGAAAAATATTATAATAAATATAAATGTTCATTTAGTGTTTTACTTCATAAAGAAATAATCGATAGTTTAAAAGTTATCGAAGAAAATATATTAAAAAAATTATACATTACAAATAAAATACCACAATATAAAATATACGAACAACTGATAAATGGTAACATAAAATTATTTAGTGATATATCTAATAAATCATCAACTTCTTCTTTTATACTTAAAATATCTGGAATTTGGGAAACACAATTAAATTATGGGTTAACATATAAATTTATTAAAACTAATTAATTTTTATTTGTAAAACCATCAGTAGTAAAATATTTCAAAATAGTAAATAAAATTAATGAAGTCATTGTAGTTAATACACCAAATAAGTAAATTAAACTAGATGTAACTGTTGACAACCTTCCTGTAGATTCAAACTTGTCGGTGCTTATGTTTGTATATACAATATATATTTGAATCAAAAATAATATAACGGCTATATTGCTAAAAGTGTGGTAACTTTTTGAAACATGTTCGCCTATAATAATATTTTTATAGTTTATTATTAAATACATAATAAATCCTATTACACCTAACATTAATAAAAATGGTCCAGTTGTTACTAATATTGTGTATATAATTTGAAATGATGATAGTCCTTGAATAACTGGTAAAATGCGGTTTAATAAAATTAGTAAAATCATCATTACACCTAAAATTAATACGGAGTATCCTGTTAATAGTGAACCTAAAGACACATCTCCAGATGAGAAAACGCTTATTATAAATGCTATGACACTCGTCATTATTAATGCTTTATAAACGGTAGAATACCAATCCTTCATTATATTAATATAATAATATATAATATTAATTTTACACATTGTCTGATTGTTTTTTTGGTAAATTTTTCTTTATTTCATCTATTTCATTTTGTGTTTTTTTTATTTTAGATAAAATTATCGGAATTAACTCTATATAATTTACATTTTTATAACCCAACAAATTTGATGACACTAATTCAGGATATATTTCTTCTACTTCTTGTGCTATTAAACCGTTATGTTTTTTTTTATTAAGGTCATGTTTATAAGAAAAATGAATTGGATTCAAATCACATAGTTTATCATCACATATTTCAGTAATGTTGGTTTTAAGATTTTTATCTGAAGGATTATATATTGAACCATCCACATATAAATTATTAGGTATTAAAACATCCTTTGTTTTATCTGAAGGGGTTATAACAGTTTTACCGTTTGCTAATCTTTTATAAACCCATGTTATTTGGTTAGTAATAGATGTAACAAATTGTTTAATACCTTGTTGATTATCTGGCTGTCTTCCACTATAATTAGATACGGTTGAAAATAAATTTGATGACATATATAAATATGTATTTTTTTTATTATAAATTACAACTATTATATAAAAAAATTTATATATAATAGTTATATAATGGCAGATATAAATCAAATATTATTTCAAAGTCAATCCAGAGCTTCTAAAGTTTATAATGTTAATACTAATCATCCTTTAATTCAAAATGAGCAACAATATTTAGTTTATAAAAAATATGTTTCTATTCATTCTGAAGATAGAAATGTTTTAAGATTTCCTAACTCTAATGAATTTGAAATAGAATTGCCAGAAGACTTACTTAATGTTCTTACTATTAGACTTACAAATTGGACTTTCCCTTCAAATTATAATACATTTTCTTTATCTAATTCAAATGTTATAATGACATTTAAGATTACAAATCCTTATAATCCAGGAATACATAATTTTTTTAGTCCATTATACAGTGAAATCTTCAAATGTTTATTATTGTCGGCTAATGAAGATTTTATTATTATGATTGAAACTGGTTTTTATAATCCACAACAAATGGTTACTGAATTAACAAATAAATTTAATTATGCTGTTACACAAAGAATTATAAAATATTTAACCGATACAACCAGTCCAAATTATAACCCTGTAACATTTCCAGGATTTCTCACTGATTTTCAAGCAGCTGGAGGGTATAATAATTTTATAATAGTCTATAATAATGTAGGACAAAAAATTTGGTTTGGAAATAATAGCGATGGATTTATACTAACAAATTCCAATTTAATAAAACCATTACCATATCAAACCAACGCAAATACAGTTCCAAATTTAACATCTATTAGTATAGACAATATATTAAATAGTAACAATAACACATTTTGTAATAACCATCAGCTTCCTGATTTTAGCAATTGGGGGTTGCCTGGATTTTTAGGTTTGACTAAATGTGATACTGAATCTGTCAGTGGAACTAGTATTACAAATACAACTAATATACCTACAATAAATGGTGTAATATCTCCTAGGTTTTATTATGGTGATGTCTTTCCAGGAGACAATGGATACTGGTTGTTACCTAATCCTACGTTACCTAATTCAGAAGTTTTTTGGATTGAATCACCATTTAAAATTAACTTAATGGGACCATCATTTATATACTTGGAAATGGATGGATATAATTGTATTGATGAAACCTCGCCATATAATCTCAGTAAATTTACTTTTACAACTAATGAAACAAATGGTATTGTCAATTCAGCATTTGCGAAATTAGCTATACCAACAACACCCATATCACAATGGTTTGATCGCGATTCTTTACCTTATAAAGAATTTGTTCCACCCGCAGAAAGAATTAGAAAACTCAAATTTAAAGCAAGATATCATAATGGACAATTGTGTGATTTTAATTCATTTGATTTTTCACTTATGCTTGAATTTGTTTTGCTTCAACCACAACAAGCCAGAAAATGGAATCCTATTTTAGGTAGTAGCAGCACTAAGCCCTAAGTCGCTATGTCGTATTTATCATTAACCCAAGACTTTAAAATATTTATATCGCATATTTTATAGTTTTCTTTTAAATCATTCTGTATTTGCGTTATATCAAAAAACTGTGGCTTTTTCATTTTTGGTGTTTTGTAAAATAAATAGTCACCTTTTGGCCCCCTTCTTATTGACATATGTTTGGATATTTCTCTCACTATGTTGCTTCCTTCATCTAAATATTTTTTGATTTCTTCGAATTTTATATTTTCTATTGGTCTATTGCCTAATTCTTTTAATGTCCTGGACTTTTCCCCCCAAGATATATACATGCCATATTTGCCCTTTTTTAAAATAACATCATTCCCTTCATGCTTTCCTAAAATATAATGACTGCTTGCTTTTTTGTTTGTGTTTATTATTTCATCAATAGCGTATTCACCCTTTTCTATTTTATGTATGTCTATATCATTATTAACCGTCTTAAATGTTATTTCTTCTTTACCATCTAATTGCTCTACACATTTTATAACTGGCCCGTATTTACCTATCATATAAGTGTTATTGTCATCAATTTTTATTTTTACATTTTTTTCTATACTTTTTTCATTTAACTCGTCTATTAATGTTTCTATTTTAGTATTACAGTTTTTACATAAATCAAACCACAATGTTTCGCCATTTGAAATTTTATCTAATTCATCTTCCATTATCTTTGTATAGTTATAATTAAACAATTCTGAAAAATGTTTCTCTAGAAATTCCATAACAATTATTCCTAATTGTTGAATAACTAATTTCCCTTTTTCATTTCCAAATTCTCTCTTTGTTTCTATTTCAACTATATTACCAGATTTAAGTTCGTAATCTGTACATGTTATTTCTTTTCCATAGACATCTTCTTTTTTAACGTATTCTCTCTCTTGTATCTTATCTACAATTGTGGAAAATGTAGAAGGTCTTCCGATTCCTTTCTCCTCTAAAATAGCAACTAACCTTGCTTCTGTATAATGTTGTTTAGAACCCTTAATTATCACATTAGATAGTATTTTTTTAAAAGGAATTATTCCATTTTGTTTTATGGTTTGAAGATATTGATAGTCTTTATTGTCCACCGAATACTTTTGTGTTACTATTTTCCAGCCTGGAAAATCTATTAATTCACTTGTAAAACTAAATTTTGTATTTTGAAATGACGAAATACTTGCTGTTACCGAATAGAAGGATGCTTGAGCCATACAACTCTCTAATGTATTCAACCATATCAATTTATATATTTTTTTTTCTTTAGAACCAATATCTTCTGGAAGTTCAAAGAGAGAAATATTAGTAGGTCTTATGGCTTCATGAGGGTTGTTCTTTGTGGTTTTCATATGGTCAATTGTTTCATTTATATATTTATCTTCATATTTTCGTGTAATATAATCCTTCGCTGAATTAATAAACTCTTCACTGTATTTGGTATTGTCTGTCCTCATATATGTAATATAACCCTTTTCATATAGAGTTTGACATATCTTCATAGTTTCTTTTGGCGAATATCTAAATTCATTGCTGGCTGCTTGTTGAATTTTACTTGTTGTAAAAGGTTCTGGTTGTTTTTTAAAACCCTTTGTTGGTTGAGAACATGTATAAATATGATTGTAATGTATACATCCGTTTAAAAAATATTTAATTTCCTCTTCTGTATCGTATTGTTTATTTAATTCAAATTTTAAATTATAATTGGTAAAATATCCAAATGTATTATATGTTTTTCTCTCTATTGACTCATTTATTTCTTTTTGGTTTTCATAAATAATTTTTAATGCGGACGATTGACATCTTCCAGCAGAGAGAGGTTGTTCTTTATTATTTTTTATATATTTCCACAATATAGGAGACACTTTAAATCCTACTAATAAATCTAATATTTGTCGGGTGTGTTGAGCATGAACAAGGTCTCTATCAACTAATTTTGGATTTTTTATTGCGTTTAATATTGCGGTTTCTGTAATTTCGTTAAATATAATTCGTTTTGTTTTTTGTAAATCCAAATTAAATATTTGACAAATTGAGTCGCATATACCTTCACCTTCACGGTCATCGTCACACGCAAGTATAACTTCATCTGTACTTTTTATTTTTTTCTTAATTAAATCAATGTTTTTCTTTTTTGATTGAATTATATCATATTTACAATAAAAATTGTTATTAATATCAACATTTTCTAATGAGTTTAACTCTGTAATATGACCCATTGTAGCTACTACTTCGTAAATATTTAAATCGTCATTATCATTTAGAAAACCAGCAATTTTTTTACATTTTGACGGTGATTCAACTATAACTAAATATTTCATATTTAATTAATTATCTAGATATTTTTATGTTATTTTATATTATTATTCCATGACAAATTATATTATAAAAGATATTACAAACATATTATAAATTATATATATTTATAATATATGACAACTAAGATTACTACTTACCCCAGAGTAGCGAGTAAGATTTCAAAAAGTAATATTCTTAATACACAACCCCCAAAGAAAGTTACAATTAAAAGTAATTTCTTTAAGAAATCGCCATATATATTTACGAAAGATGCGGCATTTGCTATAGAGCCCCAACCGCCTTATGACTATGATTTCCAAACTCATTCTGATTTCTTATATATTCGTAACGATGTCCAAATTGACCAATCTAGTGCGTTGGCTAATTTAATAAATAATAATTTTATTATAAAAACTGGCATCACAAAAGATTTGACAGTAAATCTTTCAGGTATTGATATAACGCGAAACTATATTGAATATAAATTTTATAGACCTTTGATAGATGAGAGAGTATATGTGGGTGACGCTCCCATAGATGATGACAAATCTATTAATGAAAATGATTGTTTAAAATTTGGTGAATGTATAACAGTTGCTAATCAAACATATAATAAATCTAAATTAGATACAATGTTAAAAGCACAAACAGGACCTCCAGTTTTACAATCAAGTTTAACAAATAAACCTTTTGGTGCTACAGAATATGATAAAGATAATATTGCCATATTAAAAACTATTCCTGTTGATAAAAAAAATAATTATGCGGTTCCTACAAACGGTGAAAGTTATGCTATAGTAAGAACAAAAATTGTTGCGGGAGCTCCTTATCATATTGCGTTTGTTTTATATACACATAACAATGTAAATATAACATTAGAAGCTGAAGCAGACAATAAAAACAATTACACACCTAAGTTTGGTTTTTACGATATAACACCAAATGGTAAAACATTTCATCGAAGATGGTCAGCTGAATTATACAAAGACTCAAGTGACCCAGATAAACAGCATAGATATGATGTTTTATATAATAATGGGGAAACAATTGTATTAAAAACAAGAAAATTGAATGATATAATCAAAGAAATGGCTGCGGAGGTTCCAAAACCAAAAGGACGCGCTAAAAAGAGCATTAAGGGTGGCAGGAACAAAAAAATCAAAATTAAAAATAAGTCACGACGAAGAAAGAAATAAAAAGTTATGATTAGTCTAATGCTTTATCATAATTTAAATTATGTTGTGGATTAAATAATATATATTCTTGTATATTCATTTTATATACAACTAAATCAGGAAACCAAAAGCTAGTATCGTTTTTTTGATATACACCTGATATTTTATAATCCTTTTTATTTCTAACAATTCTACAAAGATTCATTATAGCATGTTTATCAAACAAATAAAAACTCAATCTATTATATTTTGGTTTTTTTGTAATTAGTCTTGAAATTCTATAATAATTTATTTTAAAATCTATTTTTTTTAAAATACTATCCCCTTCTCTCGTATCTAGTTTTATAAATTTATTTTGTATAAGATATTTTACTAATTTTAAAAATTCATATTGTTCTTGAAGAGTTAAATATCCAAACGCAAAATTAAATTCATATAGGGCTTTTTCATTAGGCGTCATATTAAGATAAGGATGTTCATAATCTATTTTTTTTAATTGTCCTTCAGTTAAACTAATTGTAGGAGACAATTCAACCTTTGTATTTGTAAATGTATTACTTACAAATGATTCATTTTCTTTATTAATGTTTAATAAATAAGTTGGTTTTTTTGTTTTCCATTCATAAATATGAGTATCTTTTTTGGCATAACTTTTGGCTACATCTAAATCTCCAAACCAACTTGAATTATCCAATAAACAATGGTCACCTGTTTTTTTTTCAGAAAGCCTGTTATACTCCAATATTTTATCTCCTTCATATTTTTTTGAAGCATACAATGAATAACCAATTTTTAAATATTTTAAAGAAGGTTTAATATATTTTTGCGGTGGTTTGTGGTTTCTTTTTGTCTTATTTTTTGAAGATTTGTTTCTTTTTGTTCTCATATATATTATAATAATATTTATTTATCTATCATTTTAAATTGCTTCCAACTGATTTTAATTTCAGCTTTTTTTGGTTCAGGTTTTTGGTCTTTTTCGTATATTTCATCTAGTTTATTACCCTTTTTTAGAGCACTATCAACATATAATTCTTTTAAAAGTGTTCCTACTAGAAAAGACCCTTCATGTTGGTCTAATTCACCATCTTCAATTCTTCTTAATACATCAATAAATTTATTCAAAATCACTATATCAATTTCGTCTTTTTTAATTTTATTAAAAATGTCTGTATAATAAGTAAATAAAAAACCACATTCATTAATACATTCTTGAGTAATTTTTTCTTCATCACCTCTATATTTAGCTTTAATCATAATCATACTATTAACATTACTTCTTAAAACTTGACTATGTTTTAAATTGCGTATTAATTCTGTTTGGTCTTCAACATTGTTAGTTTTAATCATATTTTGAAGCTGTAGTCTTTGATTGTCGTCCATTTTTATTATAAATTATTAATATGTTTATTTTTTAAATTTAAACTAATTAAAATATATTATAATTATATATGTCTAATAATTCAGTTCCAGGCATGATGTTTCCAACACAAAAAGGTATGTTAGCTGGAAACCCCAGAGACTCTGCTTTACAACAGATGAAAAATAATAATGCTAGCCAAGCATCCATTGGTGCGGCAGTTGGTGGAAAAAAACGTGTTAAAAAGGGGGGTGACGGTCAAGTTGTTGTGCCACAATTTCAAATGCAGTATACTCCACAAGGTGGTCCTGGAACAGACCCAAATGCTCAGGTAGCAGCATTATCTAAACATAGCACACAAGGTACCGCTAATGCTGCTTTTGATAAGCATGCTTTAAGCGGTGGTTCTAAAAAAAACAAAAATAAGAAGGGGGGAAATAGCAATTGGTCTTGGGGCTGCCATAGCGGAGGTAAAAAAAGTAGAAAACATAAACATAAAAAAAATAAAAAACATAATAAATCTCGAAAGCATAGTAGGAAATAAAATATGATATTTGTTTATATTTATAATAAATATTATATACAAAATTATAGTATAATTACATTAATAATTTATATAATATTAATATAAGTTATGCCATCTGGAAAAAATTGGGTAAATTTTTTATACGTAAATTTAGCTTTTGTTTTATATATAGCAGGAATATTTTATTATAATCAAATCGCTGTTATAAAAGCACAATGGCCTTTATACAGATGCAACCCGTTGTATATGCCTCTCGCTGATGATATGGAAAGTAATTTCGTATATTGTATTCAAAGTATGCAGACTAATTTTATGGGGTATTTATTAGAACCATTAAATTTTTTAACAAATTCTATGGGTTCTGTAATTGGAGACTTATTTGAATCCATTAATTTTGTCAGAGCAATGTTTGATAAAATTAGAGGGTTTATTTCTTCAATAATTCAGTCTGTATTTGGTGTGTTTTTAAATTTAGTTATTGAGTTTCAAAAAATTACAATTGGAATTATAGATTTAATAGGAAAAACAATAGGTATAATGACAACACTTATGTACACCATAGATGGCAGTGTAAAAACTATGGAAAGCGCGTGGAATGGACCACCAGGACAGTTAGTTAAGTCACTCGGCAGTTGCTTTCATCCTAATACAAAAATAAAACTACAAAATAATGAAATTAAAGACATGAAGGATATTGATTTAGGCGATGTTTTAGAAAATGGGTCTGTTGTTGGTTCCATTATGAAAATTGATAATAGGCGCGAACGTCTTCCATTATATGTGATTAAAGGTTCAGGAGTGAATAATGAAGACATTTATGTAACTGGTTCTCATTTAGTGTTTGATAAAACTAAAAATAATTTTGTTAAAGTTGAGAATTATTCCAAAGCAGTTTTATCAGATATAGAAAGTGATACTTTTAATTGCTTGATTACAAATAACCATAAAATACAAATAGGTTATGAAAGTTTTTGGGACTGGGAGGACCATTTTATAAAAATCAAGATGGTGTAATTATCTAATAGTTAATATTGTAAATTTACTTTACTTTTTTTTAAAGTATATTTATATGGATAACAAAGGATTAGAAAATATAACAAAAATGTATGATAAGTTAACATATTTTGACCAATATGGCGCATCTGTAATATTATTTGTAATCATTACAATAATTCTGTTAATTTTAATTTCATATTGTTTTGTAAAAATAAATTCTCAACCTATAATTGATGATTGGCCTAATCAAAGATGCAAACCTTATATAATACCTTTTGCTGGATTTATAACACATCCAGAAGGTATTAGTGCCACTGATTATACATTAGAAAATTTCAATAGTTGCACACAAAGTATATTGTCTAGTATTACTGGTGTTATGGTCCAAGCTGTTACATTTGTTATAAATAGCATTAATTCTATTCTTAATGAAATTAAAGATGTTATAAACGATATAAGAGCAATGTTTGATAAAATAAGAACTTTTTTCGAGCTTATGGCTAAAGAATTAATGGGAAGAATTATGAATATGATGATTCCATTACAACAAATTATTATTAGTGTGAGAGATGTTGTTGGAAAAATTCAAGGAACTATGACAGCAGGTTTATTCACTTTATTAGGAACATACTACACGTTACAATCATTAATGGGAGCAATAGCGCAATTTATTATCATTATATTAATTGCTCTTGCTGCTTTAATTGTAATAATGTGGATAATACCATTTACATGGCCAGTTGCTCTAGCGAATACAACCATTTTTGTTGCTATTGCTATTCCTATGGTAATTATACTTGCTTTTATGGTTGATGTCTTACAAGTTACTCCAGACCTTTCAATCCCAACTGTTCAATGTTTTGATGAAAATACAAAGATGGATATGAATGATGGTACACAAAAGAATATTAATGAAGTAAATCTTGGTGATATATTAATTAATAACAATAAAGTAACAAGTATAATAAAAGTTAATTCGGAAGGTTCAATTATGTATAAATTAGGCGATATTATTGTTTCTGATTCACATATTATTAAATATAAAGATAAGTGGATGCCTATATCGAAACACCCAGAAGCATTTAAATATGATTCTTATAACAAACCTTATTTATATTGTATAAATACTGAAAGTAAAGTAATTAATATAAATCAACATATATTTACAGATTGGGATGAAATTTTTGACAAAGAACTTATAGAAGTTAAACATAATAATATTAAAAATATAAATGAAAATAAAGACATACATAAATATCTAGATAGCGGGTTTTTTGGAAATACTGAGATAAAATTACAAAATGGCAAAACACAACAAATTAAAAATATTAAAATTAATGATATTTTAGAAAATGGAGAGAAAGTCCGTGGTTTAGTTCAAATAAATGGAAGTGATTTGGTTGGTCAATATAGGTATAATTTAAACAACAAAACTATTGTAGAAGGAGGTCCAAATATTAGTATTTGTGATAAAAAAATACAATGTAGTTCAACATTATATTTAGATGGAAAAAATAAAGAATTTACCAATATTAAAGAAAATAAATTATATCATTTATTAACCGATTCAAAAACTTTTATAATAGGAGATGTTCAATTTTATGATTATAACGCATCCATTGATTTGTTTTTAGAAAAACATAGAGGAAAATTATTATCTATGAAATATGTATAATATGGATATTTCAATACTTGGGTATAAGTTAAACCTTGAGGTTTTAATTTTAATTGGCGTAATTTATTTAATTTTAGTTGGTCATACTGTATGTGGATGTTGTAACGTGAGTGGAATAATGGAGGGTCTTGGAAACATGGGAACTAGTAAACATGTTAAAAAATCATCTTCTGTTATGATGCCTACACAAGTTAGTAGTGGAAAAGAAGGTTTTGTAGGTGCTAATATTAATTATGGTCAATCAGCTACATACAGTTTAGGTGGAAATTCAAAACTTGATGTATCATCATGGAGCAAACCTAATTTAACGGTTGTTCCTGGTCAACCATTGAGTCCTGGTGTTAGAACGATTTTAGACCGTCCTGAACAACCTGTTCCTTTACCTGAAGGTGAGATGTTATTATTTGCCAATACATCTTTTAAACCAGAATGCTGCCCAAACACATTTTCGACTGGCAGTGGATGTGCGTGTATGACAACTGGACAGTATAATTATTTAACGACAAGAGGTGGTAACAATGTCCCTTATTCTGAATATTAATATATAAAATATATAAAAACTATATATATTATATGACAAAAACTAACAAACTTAAGGTTAGCAACAAAAGAAACACAAAAAGAAATAAAGATAAACTTATTTGTCCTATAGGTCTAAAACCTTTTGAAGCGCAATTTGAACAAACGATTTTGCCATCACAATTGAGAAAATCCAGTTTAAAAAGTAAAAAGGAATTTGTTAAAGAATTGTTAAGTAAATTTTCTCCAAATAGCATTAAGCCCGAAAATGACTTTTATGATTACATTAATTATCAATGGTTAAAAAATGTGAAATTAGAAAAACAACAAGGGTATATTGTTCAGGTCGATGATTTTAGATTGGCGCAAGACAAAGTGTACAAAGAATTAGATGAAATTATTTTAGATTATATTAAAACACACGATGATAAACTTTCTAAAAACCTTAATAATTTTCGAGATTCTATTATTAAAATGAACACAAAATCTTATACAAGACAAATAGCAAAAGAATCAGAACAATTGATAGGTGACTATACTAGTGGAAACAATCCGTGGGAATTATTGGGATACATAAATAGAGATGAAATGATTTCTTCTAGAGCACCATTTGTTTGGAGTTTAAACCCTGATGACAAAGATGTAAAGACTTATAGGTCTTACATAGATGGAATTCAGTTATCCATTTTAGATTTATCTGTTTATTATGATGATGGAACACAAGTTGAATATAAAAAAAAGTATAGAATGACTTTTGTAAGTCATTGCCAAAAAGTATTTGATATTTTACTTGGTAAAAATGATTACAATGCGCAAGATATTTTAGACGTTGAAACAGAACTTTTTAATACTTTAGGTTGTATAGATATTACAAGTGGTAAGGAAAAAACATATAATAAAGTATATGCCGATGAAGCTTTATCAAAATATGGGTTTGATTGGAAAGAATTTTCAAAACATATTGGGTTTAAAACGCCACCCAAGTTTTTTATTACTTCAAGCCTTAACTATTTAAAATGTGGTTCTGATTTATTATTGAAAAATTGGAACTCACCAAAATGGAAAACATATTGGTTGTTTATTTTATTAAGAAGACTAGTACGTATTACAAAAGATTGGGAAAAAATACCATATGATTTTTATGGAGAATTTGAGAGGGGACAATCTGAAATTAATAAAAGTGATGCCGTAAGCGCTTCTTTATACATGTCTGTTCCATTTAATACATTTTTAACAAATCAATACGTAGCAAAATATAGTAATCCACAAGCTATAGAATTTGTAAAAATATTGTGTAATGATTTAAAAGTAGTATTTAAAAGAATTTTAACACGTAATACTTGGCTTGCGCCATCAACTAAAAAATATGCTCTTAAAAAATTGAAGGCTTTTAAGTTCATTTATGGATATCCTGAAAATTTAAGAGAAGACCCTGACCTTAATTATACCGACAATTTATATGATAACATGATAAAAATTATGGAATGGAGACATGCGAGATTTATTGAGCTTGAAGGAAAAGAACCTATTGATATGCCTATAATGGATTGGACACAATATCCTGTAAAAATGACAGGAACTCAAGCGTATATTGTTAACGCATCTTATACACCGTCTAAAAATAGCATTTATATTAATTTGGGTTATATACAAAAACCGTTTGTAGATTTAGATGAAAGAGGTATAGAATATAATCTGGCACATCTTGGTTTTACAATTGGTCACGAGATGTCACATGGTTTTGACGATTGGGGAAGCCAGTATGGACTAGATGGAAATTTATTTGACTGGTGGACTGATGCGGATAAAAAGCATTTTAAAACAATTCAAAAAGATATTATTTCTCAATATGAAGAAAGCGCAGCAAAAGATGGTATTAAATTTGATGCTTCAATTGGAATAGGTGAAGATTTAGCGGATATTTCTGGAATGGCAATTTGTGATGAATATTTAAGAGATTTCCAAGAAAATAATAAAGACCTAATTCCTATTAGATATTTATCTTATGAAGTGTTTTATACCTATTATGCGTTCCAACAAAAACAATTTGTATCGAAGAAAGCTTTGTCAGCACAATTAAAGACAAATCCTCATCCACTTGATAAATATAGATGTAATGTGCCTTTATCTCGTTCTGAAATTTTTAGGGCTCTTTATAATGTAAACAAAGGAGATGGTATGTGGTGGAAAAATACAGACACTGTTTGGTAATAATTACGCCGACCGAAAAGAAAAATGAGACAAACTCATAAATATTACTTATATGATTAATTTGTAAAATTTAAATAAAAATTGAAATTATTTTTTATTTAAAACTGATTTATCAAGCAAATATAAATTAATAATGGATACATATTTATCAAACGGATTTTATGTCAAAAGAGCTAGTTGTAATTTTCAGTATAATCGGAGTTTCTTTAAAAATGAAATTAATGAACACGATATTAATGTGGACAATCTTGAAAAAGAAATCAGTTACTGTAAAAATGATGTAGATTATATAAAAGGGTTTATAGAGTATATAAAGGAAAGAGTTATAAAAAAATGTAAAAATCTTAACTCGGTAAAAATTATGTTAGCTACGTTTGATAAAAATAATCTAATTCATAAAATTATTATTGTTCTTGCTAACATGATGAAAAATTTATTAAAAATAAAAGAAAAAGTGGATATATATAAATCAATATTTGTCGTAATTGAATATGAAGGTCAATCTGTTTTTATGGGAGATTTAAATTTTACTGGATTAGATTAGACATTTTCTTCGTTAGTTAAATTTTAATTTATTTTTTATGTGGTTTGTCTCATTTTTCTTTTCTGTAGGTGTAATTATATTATTCTATTTGTTTATAAATTGTAACCTCTTTTGCTATTTTTTTTATTATTTTATTTTCATTATCAACGTCTTCGTTTCCAGATCCCCCCATAGCTTCAACAATTAATTTATTATACTGATCCGATTTTTTTGAATCACTATAAATACAATCAGGATATTTTTCTTTAAAAACACGGAGTAGCCTTGAATTTTTATCAGCAATTTTTTTAATAACCTTTCTTAGTTTAATTTTTTCTTCATTTTCTTTTTCCCATTTGTCCTCATCTTTTATATACATAACTTCTCTCTTTGAGTCACTACAATGAACAGGTCTTTTATGAATATCCATCGCTCTTAGGTTTTTAACAATTATATTTGATATACCTTCAACGAATCCAAGTTTGCCAACATTTTCTAAGTCTGATAATTGTAACTTTAATGAATCGACAAAATCATTAATATTCATGGCATCTTTACAATGTTCATTTAAAAATACATTTAAATTAAATGTTTTGTTATTGGAATTAATATTATTAATAGTTGGTGTATTTTTTTCACACATTTTCATAACAAGTTTATTTTGCTCAATAATCATTTCTTTAAACTCACTATTTTCTTTCATTAAGTATTCTATAATATCATCTTTGTTTAATGAAATTGGCGGTTCTTCTTCAAATAATGGTGGTTCAGTTTTATACTTATAGTCACATATTTTGTTATGTCTCCATAAGCCAGAATAATCCGCATATTTTTTTCCACAAACGCATTCATGGTTGGGGTTTTTTGGGGTATTTTTAATTGAAAAACATTGATTTTCATTGATTTTATGTTTTGTCGTTTGAATATGTCTGGTATAATCTTTTTTGTTAGACGAATTAAAGTGGCATAAATTACAACAAAAAGATTGGGGTTTTTTGGGGTTTTTTTCATTGCTAAACATTGTATAATAAGCAATGAAAAAAACCCCTAAATTGTTTTAATAAAAATATATTTAAAATTTTATCGTAACAAATTAAAAAAAATAATTTTAGCAACCAGACGGTATTTTTCAATTATGCAGTGGCGGCTTCCCTTTTTACCCCAAAGTGTAAGGACTTTCTGAAAATGGACATTTATAAATGTCCAAAATTGAAAACCTAAAATACTTTTGGGAAAAAAATATTCCTTCCCGACCCATCATTCTTTAAGTTACTTTGGGAATATATATATAATTTTAAATACTTAAAGACCTATCAAATTGTATGACCGCATATTGTACAATATGTAATATTTTGAGACCTTTCTGGCGATATATCAATACTATCATTGACATAATTATGGACACATTCACATATTAATATTTCACTAATACTTTTAATAATATAATTTGTTTCATCTATTTTTTTTTCATACTCAGACATTTCTTTTATTTCACTATTTAAATATCTACCAAATAATTTACCCAAACTTATCATTTCTTCGTATGTCGTTTTAATTTCTTTTAAATTATTTAAAATACATTCATGTTTCTTACGCAAAGATAAAAAATAATCAATTTTATCATCCATTATTTTTTATTTATTACACTAATTTTTTTATATCAATTTGTTATTGTATTTTTACAAATATAAATTTCTCCATGTGGCTAAGCTGTCGTCTTCACGTTTGATTAGTTTATCTACAATATCTTTTGTAACAGTAAATGGGAATTCAACCTTCAATGCCATATCTTTTTCAAATAAATTAGAACCTGGCTTCATTAAACGATATAGGTTTAGCTTAGTATAAATAATTTCTAGACATCTCTTCAAATTTCTTACACCATCTTCTTTATTACAATGGGTTTCAATTATATATCCTAATGTAACATCAGGAATAATTATTTCGCCATCATTAAATCTAACCTGTTCGCGGATTTTTGGCAACAAGTAGTTATTAGAAATGGAAGTCTTTTCTTTTTGACCATAGCCTTTTGTTTTAATTCTATACATTCTGTCTTTTAATATTGGGTTAATTTTACTTTCATCATTGTAGCTGAATATAAAGAGACACTTACTCAAGTCAAAATTAATTTCAGCAAAGTATTTATCGTGAAATTGAGAATTCTGTGAAGTATCTGTTAAATGGGTTAATATACCCGCTATCTCTTCACCTCTAGGTGTATCACTAATTTTATCTAACTCATCAAAATATATTACTGGATTCATACATTTACTGTCAATTAATATTTGAACAATTTTACCCCAGGTGCTCCCTTCATAAGTATAACCATGACCTTCTAAGAAACTACTATCTGTAGCGCCTCCTAGAGCAATAAAAGCAAATGGTCTATTCAGTATTTTACTAATCCCTTCCTTTACCAAGCTGGTTTTTCCTGTTCCTGGAGGTCCATGAATAGCAATAGCAGTGCCGATTGCCTTTGGATTTGTAAGAAGTTGTCCAAGCATTTGCATAATTTGAATCTTGGCATCATTTAATCCATACACCGCATTATCGAGGGTAGCTTGAGCGGTTTCCATAAAAGCATGACATTTATCAACACCATCATCAATACTAATTGGAAGTCCTTCGGTTTTACCAAACGGAATACGCATAAACGTATCAACCCAATTTTTAATTTTATAAAATTCGCCGCTGCCTGGTTCCATATAGCGTAGTGAATTGATTTTTTTCATAGCAGCAGCTTTAAATTGAACTGGTATATCTGACTCCAACAGGGTCATTCTATAAGGCTTCTTAATTCTGGTAATTTTATTGATTTCTTTTAATTCCTTAATCATTTTTTTTTGCTCCTCAATGTCAAGTTTCTCATAAAAAGCAAAATCATTCATCGTATTCTTGTCTCTAACAATTTTTCTAAAAATGCGCATGTTTTTAGCCTTATGTTTTTTCTCCTTTTTCTGTCTTTTAATATTTGATTTCTCTATATCTTCTTCATATATCCCAATTAATTTTTTAATTGACTTATCATTTGGGTTTTGAGCTAGAATAATACGTAGCTTTTCAAGAACGTCATTGCTATCAGTTTTATCTAATGGTTTTTTCGTATCTACAATGGTTTCGTTTTCGTCCGTTTCTGATTGTTCCTTTTTATTTTCTTTCTTGGTAGCAATTTTTTTCCTTGGAGATTTTTTGTTCTTCTTTTTGCGACCTTCATCTTCATCCGATGAATCAGAAGACACAGATTCATCTTCATCTTCAGTTACTTCATCTGGGTCTTCATAATCATCATAGTCAGAATCATAATCGCTTTCACTTTCCCATTTATCTTCCTCCGAATTAGCACCAATTGTGAATATTATATTATATTTACTAGAACCCTTTTTATCTGTTACTTCCTCATCTTCAGTTTCCTCTTCTGATTCGACTACCTTTTTTGATTTTTTATTTTTTCTAGATTTTTTTACAACAGGTTCTTCTTCTGAGGAATCGTCTTCTTCAGAGGATTCATCGTCATCTGATAAATCATACTCGGCTGAATCATCTTCATCTTCTTCTGATTCATAATCAGAGTCATCATCATCCTCATCTGATACTGATTCCCATTCTTCTTCCTCCTCTGTATCAGATTCAACGACCTTCTTTTTATTTTGTTTTTTATTGGATTTCTTTTGTGGCTTTGCTTCTTCTTCCTCTGTATCAGATTCAACGACCTTCTTTTTATTGCTCGATTTTCTAGCAGGTTTCACATCTTCCTCATCTGATTCATTTTCTAATGTTTTATCTAATACCTTTTTAAGTCTCTCTCCAGCCTGGATTTTTTTATCGAGATTTGTTGAAGGAAATATTTGTTTAATATACTTACGAAATTCATGCATATCCATTTCATCAGATTCACTATCACTTCCGACAATGTTATCACTATCATCTTTACCTGCCCTTTTCTTTTTTTTATTCATTTCATCTTGTTTGTTGGAGCGTTTTTTCATTTGGTCTTTCTTAGATAATTTAGTTTGACTGTCACGTGCCATTGTCTTATATTATATAGCTTTACTTTTTGATTTTAAATCAAAATCAATTTTATTTATTATAAATAAGTAATTTATTTTATTTGTATAATTAACGTATAATATATACTATATTAAACATATTTAAAACATTAATTATAATTTATTGTTAAAATAAAATTGATTAATAAAAACAATATAAATCTATTGTATTATAATATAAGAGATGTCTAAGTACGCAACTACCAATAATATGTCTAATAATTGTTCGAAGGTAATTGGTATTCAATTTAGTATTTTGTCTCCTGATGAAATACGAAAAGGGTCTGTTGCTGAAATAACAAGTAGAGACACATATATCAACAATAAGCCTGTTATTGGAGGTTTATTTGACCCACGAATGGGAGTTTTAGAGCCTGGTCTTATATGTCCTACTGACGGTCTTGACTATATGCAGACACCTGGATATGCTGGGCACATTGAATTAGCACGTCCAGTCTTCTATATACAATATTTGAGCACTATAGTCAAGTGTATGAGATGTGTATGTTTTAAATGTAGCAAGCTTTTAATAAGCAAAGAAAAATATAAACAGGCGTTAAAATTACAAGGCGATAATCGTTGGAAATATGTATTTTCGCTAGCCAGTAAAATTAGGCGTTGTGGAGAGGATACGGATGATGGGTGTGGAACTTTACAACCTAATAAAATTAGAAAAGAAGGTCTAGCAACTATATTTGCTGAATGGAAAAATGAGAGCGCTGATTCTGAGCCAATTGTTATAAAAGTTACTCCTGAAATGGTAATCAAAATAATGAAGCGAATCTCAGATGAGGATGTATCGTTTATGGGATTTAGTCCAGTATATTCTAGGCCTGATTGGATGGTTTGTCAAGTTATGTCTGTTCCTCCGCCAGCAGTAAGACCATCTGTTAAACATGATGCGCAACAGCGTTCTGAAGATGATTTGAGCCATATTTTGGTAAATATTATCAAGACGAACAAGACTCTACAGGATAAAATTAAAAACAATGCTCCTGCGAATGTTATTGATGACTGGACAACTGTTTTACAATATTATGTTGCTACTCAGGTAGATAATAAAATACCTGGTGTGGCATCCGTTGCGCAGCGTTCTGGAAGACCATTGAAGTCAATTAAAGACCGTTTGAATGGAAAAGGTGGGCGAATGAGAGGTAATCTTATGGCAAAACGTGTAGATTTTAGTGCTCGTTCTGTTATTACAGCTGACCCTAATATTTCCATTAGAGAACTTGGCATTCCGATGAAAATCGCAAAAAATATTACAAAGCCTGTTACGGTTAATAAAATTAATAAAGCGTTTTTGACAAAATTAGTTCAAAATGGTCCTGATGTATGGCCTGGAGCTAAAATGTTAGAAAAACAAAATGGTGAGACAATTACATTGCGCTATTATCTTGATAGACAATCAATTGTTATTGAAGATGGTGACATTGTCCATCGTCATATGATGGATGGTGATGCGATTCTATTTAATCGTCAGCCTACTCTTCATAGAATGAGTATGATGTGTCATATCGCTCGAATTATGAAGCGAGGTGATACATTCAGAATGAATGTGGCTGACACGAAACCATACAATGCCGATCGAATTTAATACCATCGAGGTTGGCAAAAGAGGGCGTTAAAAGCGTTTTACCCTCTAGTGAGTAAATCAATATATATTTGAGGCAATCAACTTAAAAAATCTACAATAATATATGAAATGACTACAAAACTTGAAAATGTCACGTATAAAACTTGCTCTAAATGTGAAGAGTCAAAGTCTATAGATGAATTTTACAACCGTGGTTTAATTTGCTGCGATTGTAATAATTTTAAAAGACGAGAAAAATATAAGAATAATGAAGAACATAGAAAAAAGCTCATTAAAAAAGCAAGTGATTTTAAACATGAAAAGGTTATTGAAAGACGAAAAATAAAAGAAGAACATCAACACGAAATAGGTTTAGAAAATAAACAATGTAACTATTGTCACGAAATTAAACATACAGATAGGTTTCGTTATAATCGTTTGAAATGTAGAGATTGTGAAAGGGATGAACCTACTGAAAAATTTAAACGATATATAAGAACAAGAATTTACAATTGTTTAAGAAATAAAAATAAAACAAAAAATTCTGTTGATTATCTAGGTTGTTCTTCTGATGAATATTTCAAATGGATATTCAGTTATAATAATAATTGTAATTTGGAAAATCATGGTAAGGAATGGCACATTGACCATGTAATACCAATATCCAAATTTGATTTAAATAATCAAGAAGACCAATTATTAGCTTTTAATTGGCGAAATACAATGCCATTGTCATGTAAAGAAAACTTATCAAAGAATAATAAAATTATTCAAGAGCAAGTTAAACAACATTATAGAAAATTATTAGAATATCATTTAGAAAACAACCTTGATTTGCCTCAAGCATTTATTGATTTATTTGCGAAACACCTTGTTGACGGGGACACCCTAAAGATATCACTACCACTCACTTATGGAAACATTAGTCAGGAACTCGGTTAATTGCCGAACCCAATGGTAATAAAGTGATATATGATTACTACTGAGAAGTATGAAATGGGCAATCCGCAGTGTTACATCCTAAGTCCGTTATGATAGGATATGGAAGGCACTCAGAGACTGAACTGGTGTTGGTCGATAATGAAGAGCTAATCACTCTGAATCGGCTTAAGATACAGTCCTTCCCCTTGGGAAACCTTGGGGGTGTAGAATTTATGTAGTTTAAAAATATAAAATAGTTAGAAAATGATAACTACATAAATGCTGCGAAAGTTCGATGGAGATGAAATGAATTTACATATGCCTCAGGATCCAGAATCTGAGGCAGAATTAAAAAATTTGGCAGCAGTTCCATATCAAATAGTAAGTCCTGCCAACAACTCATCAATTATTGGTATTTATCAAGATTCAATGCTTGGTTCATATCAATTCACAAGACCAAATTTGCGTTTTAGTCCTAGAGACGCAATGAATATATTGATGATGTGTAATAATATAAACGAGAAAAAACTTTTAGAAAACGCACAAAAAGAAGGTGGAATTACAAACTTTGACATTCTAAGTCAAATCATGCCACCACTTTCAATGAAATATAAAACCAAAGCATTTAAAGAGGACAAAGATGATTCGAAAACATCAAATGCTATTTTGGAAATTAGAAATGGCGAATATATTCGTGGCCAAATGGATAAAAGTGTTTTAGGTGCTGGAACAAAAGGTCTTCTTCAACGAGTTTGTAATGACTTCGGAAATATCGCATCCTCTAACTTTGTAGATGATTTACAAAACGTGGTTACTGAATATATGACATCAAATTCATTTAGTGTCGGAATTAGTGACTTGATTTCTGACCAAAAAACAAATGACGAGATTGTTAAAGTTATTACTCAAAAGAAACAAGATGTAAAAAATTTGATTGAACAAACACAGATTGGAATATTTGAGAATAACACTGGCAAAACAAATGAGGAAGAGTTTGAAACGCAAGTCAATAGCATTTTAAATCAAGCTACATCTGAATCAGGTAAAATTGGTTTGAAAAATCTTAGCAAGAATAATCGTTTTGTTACGATGGTTAATGCTGGTTCAAAAGGTTCAGATTTAAATATTTCATTTATGATTTCTTGTCTTGGACAACAAAACGTAGATGGAAAGCGCATTCCTTATGGGTTTGAGCATAGAACCCTGCCACACTTTACTAAATATGATGACACACCTAGTGCTCGTGGTTTCGTAGAAAGTTCTTATATTAACGGTTTAACACCTCAAGAACTATTCTTCCACGCTATGGGTGGTCGTGTAGGTCTTATTGATACTGCTGTAAAAACTTCTACTACTGGTTATATCCAAAGAAGATTGATTAAAGGCTTAGAAGATTTGAAGGTAGAATACGACATGACGGTTCGCACAAATAAAAATAAAATTGTCCAATTTAGTTATGGCGATGATAATATTGATACTATTAAAGTTGAAAACCAACCAATCCCATTGGTTTCAATGAGTGTTCAAGATATTCATTCACATTACCTAGTTCCTGAGGAAACTGGTAAGATAAAAACATTGAATAATATATTTCTAAAAAATACGATGACCAGATATAAAAAGCAACAGGTTGATTTTATGAAGAAAACAGAGGACTATATCAAAATGATGATTGATATGAGGGAGTCAATAATAAAAAATGTGTTTAAAAATAAAGGCGACAGCGTCGTTAATTGTCCTGTAGCTTTGTATTATATAATTAATAATGTTCAAGGACAATGTAATATTACCATTTCATCTCTAGTTGATATCACACCACTAGAAGCACTTGAAATGATTGAACATTGTTTTGAAAATCTTGAGAAAAATCATTACGCGCCACCTACAAAATTATTCAAAACACTGTTTTACTTCTATTTATCTCCCAAAGATTTATTGATTGTGAAAAGATTTAACAAATCTGCTTTGAGTTTGTTATTAGATACCATAACAATAGATTATAAAAGAGCCGTTATTACTCCTGGTGAGATGGTTGGAATGATAGCAGGACAAAGTATTGGTGAGGTATCAACTCAGATGTCAGTTCCATTTAATTCTCAACATAAAATCATTATTCAAAATAAATTAACTGGAGAAATAACAGCAAAATCAATTATTATGGGGGAATTTTGCGACGAATTAATTGAACAAAATCCTGAATTAACATTTAATACTGGACATGTAAATAGTGTTGAAACAATAATAGACAACTTGGAAAATAACTATTATATTATCGGCGTTTCAGAAAATGAAAAAACTAGTTGGAATAAAATATCTCACATTAGCAAACATCCTGTTAATGGTAAGATGATGAAGGTAACTACTAAAAGCGGACGTGTAGTTGAGACAACTACCAGCCATAGTCATTTAATTAGAGAAAATCACAAGGTTGTTCCGATAGTTGGAGCAAATATGAAAGAAGGAATGCGGCTTCCTGTTTGTGCTAACATAGATAATTCATACATTAAAGATACTTACAATTCATATAAGCTAGACGAATTATTTGGATGGTTTATTGGTGCTTATTTAGCTGAAGGAAATTTAAATTATAACGAAATTTCTATTACAAATATTTCTGAATACTATATCGAAAATACTAAAAAAATTGCTAAGTTGTTTGGAAAAGAATGTCGTGTTATTGAAAAACAAGGCGAATTTGGAAAATCCATTACGACAAAATTTAATTGTAAAAAATTGGCACACTTATTGTTAAATGAATGTGGAAATGGTAGTTATGTTAAAAAGGTTCCTGATTTTGCTTTTACAGCACCAATTGAGTTTAAAAAGGGCTTGTTTCAAGGTTACTTTGACGGCGATGGAAACTTTCAATGTGATAAAAATCATCATCAAATCAGATGTTGTAGTAGAAGCGAACAATTAATAAAAGATTTAGCTCTAATATTAAATTATTTCGGTATCGTAGGAAATTTAAAAAGTGAAACAAATAAGGGATTTATGTTTTACCATTTAAATATTTCACCAAAATACGCAAAACAATATCAAACCAACATTGGAAGCGTTTTACACTCTGACAAATTAGCGAATTTAGTACAATTTATTGAACGAAATGACGCAAAGTTTCTATCAGAGCAAATAGATAAAATTTCAGGAATGGGAGAAATTATTGCGCACTGTGGAAAAACACTTAAACTTCCAGGTCAAAGTAGAACCTATGGATTCTGGAAAAATAAAGAAACCATTGGTCGCAGAACATTAGAAAAATACTATAATACATTTAGTCAACATAAAGATAAAGACCTTATTAAGAACGAACTCAACTTAATAGAGCAAGCTGTCACATCAAATGTCATGTGGGATGAAATAGTTAATATTGAATATTACACGCCTAATCAAGATAACTTTGTATATGACTTTACAGTTCCATTAAACCAAACATTCATGACTGATTATGGTGTAATTGTTCATAATACACTGAACACATTTCATTTTGCTGGTGTGGCATCAAAATCTAATGTGACTCGTGGTGTCCCTAGAATTGAAGAAATCTTGTCTTTGTCGAGTGAAATTAAAAACCCATCCCTAAGCATTTATTTGAAGCCTGAAGATGAAACACAAAAAGATAAGGCACAGACAATAATGTATATGCTTGAACATACTAGACTAGAAGAGATAGTTAAATCCATCGAAGTCTGCTTTGATCCTGATGACCTGAATACTCTAATTGGTGAAGATAAAGACACGATTTCTCAATATAGAGCATTTGAAAATATGGTGGCTGAGTGTTCGGAAGTATCTCTACAAAATGATGAAAATGAAAAATCAAAATGGATTATCAGAATGGAAATGAATCCTGAAATAATGCTTGAGAAAAATATTACAATGGACGATATAAATTTTACATTGAATAATTGTTATGATAATCAAATATCTTGTATTTATTCTGATTTTAATGCTGACAAGTTAATTTTCAGAATTAGAATGAATGAAGTTATTAAAGCTGGCACAAGTAGAGGCGGACAAAAGAAAACAAAGGTGAATCCACTTGACCAATCAGACCAAATTTATATTTTGAAAAATTTTCAAGAACAACTTCTACAAAATATTGTCTTGAGAGGCATTAAAGGCATTAAAAAAGTGATTATCCGTAAGATTTTAGATAATATGGTAGAAAATAATGGCTCATACAAAAAACAAGAGATTTGGGTTCTTGATACAATTGGAACCAACTTGTTAGATGTTCTTGGTCTAGATTTTATTGATAATACAAGAACATTAAGTAATGACATTGTAGAAATTTATAATATACTTGGAATCGAAGCCGCTAGACAAGCAATTTATAATGAATTGGTTGATGTTGTTGAGTTTGACGGAACATATATTAATTACCACAATTACAGTGTGTTAGTTGATAGAATGACATTCACTCACAAATTAATTTCAATCTTTAGACATGGCATTAATAATGATAATATTGGTCCTATAGCAAAGGCATCTTTCGAAGAAACACCTGAAATGTTCTTGAAAGCAGCTAGACACGCAGAACTTGATACCTTGAGAGGTGTCTCGGCAAATGTTATGTGTGGCCAAGAAGGTTTCTTTGGAACGAGTGCTTTTCAAGTTGTCTTAGACATTGAAGAGATGCAAAAACTGGAAGCTGTTAGTGAATATAGACCTGTAAATGTCGATGAAGAAATTGAGAAATTCTTCGGAGCAATGACGCTAACAGATGAACCTTGTGGAATGAATAAAATTTCAATACAAAATAATGTTGTTACAATTAAAGCAGAAGATATGGGTAAAGATACCAGTTACAACCCAGGATTTTAAAATGTCAAAAATAAACAATAAACAATTAATAATTAATATATATTAAATATATACTAATAAAATAGTTATGACCACTTATAGTTTAATTGTAAATAATATAATTAGAACTAATAATAATTTTTTTTCTAAAAACTATGATAAGACAGATAACGTAGATTTAATAAATAAATCATTTTTTCATATTTTATCAACAAGTAAAATAACTACTAAAGGTAAATTTAAATTTTTCATAGAAACATTGCGTTCGGCATTGTTAGGAGGAAAACGAAAAGAGTTTATTGAATACTTTTGTAATATTCAAAAAACTTACAACTGTTTAAATAAATTTGTATATAATTATAAATATAAAAAATCTAAAATAGTAGTTAATACTGATATGGGATTAAATGAAATTGGAATACACGACAAAAATGTAATGTGTATATTTCATATAGGTTCAAGATATTTATTTCATATTAACGACTTAATAAATATTATTAATACATCTTTGACAAATAGTCATTTATTTTTTGCGGAACCTTTGTGTATTAAAAATCCATATAATAACTTACCATTTAATAAATCCATATTATATAATATTTATTTTTTTATTAAGTATAAAACATTTCATTCTCCTGAGTTATTTTTTAGATTTTTTAATTGTAATTTTAATTTAACACAATTTACAAAAAACAATGAATACATATTGAGAGACTATTCTATACAAAATTATGTTTATAAATCTTCACCCAATGTAATACTTGATAAAATAAAAGATATGGTAGATGAATTTAATTTATACTGCAGAAGAAAGAGATTAAAAAACAAAATTGTAATTAATCAAGATTTCCCTAGAAACAAATTAATTAAAATTATGCAGCCGTATCTATTATTATACATTACATCACATTATGCTTTTTTATCACATAAGAAAACTGAAGCTGCTTGTATTCTTAAAAAAAAATTACTAAATTTCAATAATTATAATATCACATTTGGAAGAAAAAAATATAAACTTATTATTAATTATACATCTGATTTAAAAAAAAGAATAGTTGGTAAAATTACAGAGTTTGATGATAACCATATTCAATTTGAAGATGTAAGCTTAAAGACGACTAATTTCTTTACAGAGCATTTAGAATATGATGATAGATTATATATTGATAATAGAATAATATCTGATATAAATTACATATTTAACTTTGATATGAATATTGAAGATGAACAAGAACACATAATCCATCAACATGAAGAGGACGAGAATGTAGAAGAAGACCAGCATATAGAGGAAGAAACACACCTTTATGATGAGAGTGATGAATATGATGATGAAAATATAGAGGAAGAAATTGTGAATGATGTTGAGAATTATTCTGAAGAATATACTGATTATTATGATGATGATTCAGATTCAATCAGTTAAATAAACATTATACCTTTTTAATATTTTTCTTTGTATTTTTATTTCCTTTTAATACAACATTTTTTCTAGATTTTTTCTTCTTTGGCAACAATAAATATTCTTCAGAAACTGGAGCTGAATCGCTTTCAATTTGAATATTTGGTTTTTGTCGTGACTTATTTTTTTCTAAATCACCAGTTTCACTATCAGCTTCAATAACAAAGTTTAATGGTTTTTTCTTTTTGTATTTAGTTTTAGTTGGTCTAACAAAAGTTTCCAAATATTCATTAATGTTAATCTTATTGTTAATTGCTTCTTTTGTCTTATCAATACAATCACTTAACTCATTTAGTGAAATAAAAATGCTACCTTTATCATCTTCAATTACTTTAAATTTAGGCACATTTTCAGCTCTATAACCAGGTAAAATTATAAAAACAAAAGAGTCGTTAATATCACCATAACCTACAAATATATTCGATTCATATTTTGTTTGTAAAATAAAATTTTGAGAGATGAAAATAGTAGGTATTTTATATTTTTGAACAAGCAACCATAAATCAAATGTTGTCAAAAAATAGTTGTCAGTATAAATAAAACTAGAAAAGGACAACGTATCTGACAACACTTGGTCTCCTAATGTTTTTTTACCTTCAATAATTAATATGTCAATCATTTTTTCTTTGTATGAAGCCAAATATTTTTTATATTCTTCATATAATTCATTCTTAATTTGATTAATAGTTACACGTGTATTGGTATTTGTATATATTAAATCAATTATTAACCCAAATGTGCATTGTTTTGTTTTACCGTATTCAATTTCTTTATATTTCTCTGGGAAACAATTTTGCCACACAGAAGAAGTAATCTTATTTTTTGTTATTTTTTCACATTGTATTTCAGTTTTAGAAGCAATTATATTATCCGCGTATGGTATTTTATTTTCATATGTTTGTGTAATTATTGGTTCTACTTCATCATACGAGTTATATTTAATATATTTATTTTCGACAGATGGCATTAGTGTTTCAAAATATTCTTGCGTTAATAATGATTGTATCATAATAATTTCATTTTCATTCAAATTATACCCAATGTTACCAAATGATAAATAAGTTTGTGGTTGTAGCATAAATGATTTAATTCTATTGTATCTAATTAATTCATCTGCCATTTTTCCATAATAAATAGTTTCATTCACTTTGCCTGTTATTAAATTTTTCTCTGGAAGAATTATGTTACAATTACCATTTTCAGTTACAGCACATAAATTTGGTGTTGCTGAACAGTTGTCTGTGTCTTTTACAATACATGTAGATACTTCAGTAATTAACTTGTAATAATTTTCATCTCCAATAAATTGAATTTTATCTTTAACAATTTCTCTTAATAAGGCATCAATATTTTTAAGTTTTTCGGAATATATTATATATTCTTTCATCATTTCCTTCTCAATTCTTTCTCTAATTTTTACATTTTCATAGTCATTCAGTAAAATTCGAATAGTATTTCTGAAAACATTATAAAAATTGGTTTCGAGTTTTATTTTTTTTATATAATCAACACGTTCTTTATCAAGTTCTTGTGTTGTAGCTACAGGAACGTCAATCGGAACCATTGGTCTGGAATTTATATTAACAATGTAGTTGTCATTTTTTATAGATGGAATATCTAGATTTGTATTAACGTCTGTTTCAAGAATTGGTTCTGACAATTGAATAAATTGATTTGTCTCAGTTAATATTCCAACAACATGTTCCTCCTCAACAATTTTAAAAGCCGCTTTACAAGGAATGTCTTCATATGCCTTTCTTTTTTTGCTTCTTTTTGCTAGATTATTTAAAAAATTTATTGTATTATCATATGTATTCCACAATGTTAAATCAGTCATAAATACATAATCCAAATCTTTCTTTAATGATTCATCTAAAGCTGAAGGATAACAAGGAACAAATCCCTTCGTTCTTCTAACACTAGGTTCTTCAGCTAAAACTCCTATTACTTTATTATTAAAATTAATTACAAGTTTTATAATTTTATATTCATATTTATCTAATTTTTGAATTAAATTATAAAGTAATAACGGTTTTTTGGCTTTGTAAATATTTGGCATGCTATCTAATGGACGACATATTGTATTAAAAAAAGGTTTTATGATATCTTTCAATACAGCTCTAATAGTTTTCGATAATTGTGGGTCATATTCTTTAAATTCCTTAGCGATGGTGAGTTTATTATTATTAGTTGTGTATGTATAAATAGGTTCGTAATACCCTTCTTCTTTCATTAAAATAATGGTTGGTTTTCGAGCTTCATAAAATTCACTAGAATAATGATTTGTTGGGCAAATAAGTTGTACATTATTAGTAATATCATCATTTGGTAATTGAAAAATCACTAAATTTACACCAGATGGGAACAAATATTTATTAGGCATACTAATTATATCCCATAAGTATGTGTGGTCTATAATAACATCATCATCATTCATGAAATTAATAAAATTTTCAAAAGCAGAAATAACCTTTGTATAATAAACCTTGTCCTCTACTTTATTCATATCAAGTTTTGAAAATAATTTTGAGTTGTTATATTTATTAACATCAACTGTTGTCGTAGGTTCGTAAAAATCAGAAACTAAGTTGCCATTTTGATATTTAATAAATGTATCGATACTGATTGCCCTTACAATTCTTTCTCTCATTTCTTTAATACTTAATACTCTAGCCACTTTGACTTGAGATTTATTTTCTTGTTCTGCTATTTTTTTACCAAAAAATAATACATCAGAAATACATGCTATAAAAGATTGTTTATTATTTACTTCAATTCCATGACGTAACAAACAAGGATGATTTGGTTTTATGTTTGTATTTGTTTTACTTATTTGACAATCAGCATTAACTTCATGTAACATTTTTTGTATTTCAACAGGTAAATATCCCCAACGTCCAACTTCTAAAGGAAACTTGTCTGGACCTTTAATGTATTCATCTTCTTCTGGCTGTTCTTTATCTTTTGTTACTTCTTCCTTTTTTTTATTACCATAACATAAACTTTTTGCTTTTATTCTTCCTTCAGTATTATATTTATCAAAACAACATGGCAAGCAATAACCATCAGGATGTTTATCAGTTTGAAAGCCAGGATAACGTTTATTGTCATTTTCTCCGTAAAATTCATATATGTAATACCCAGGTTTCACTTTTTTATCTTTACGCGACAATACTTTGCCACAAGTAGGATGAACCAATTCCTTTTTCCCATCTTTTCCAGTTACTTCTTTTAAATCATTCGGGTCAACAATTGTATTATTTTTTAAACACCAATAACGTGGACAAATATAATTAAATTGGTTTTTGGGGTTTGAACCATACTTTATAACATCTTCATCCCTTAAAAACCCTGCGTGTTCCTTATTTATTTTTGATAATTGGCTGTCTGTTAAAATAACTGGTTGTCTTCTAGTATCGGAACTACAAGTTCTAGAATATGCGTTATATTGTGGTGTATCTTCTTTTAAAATTAATATTGGGTCTTTCTTTTCAATTAAGGTTTGAAAATAATATGGTTTGTTCAATTTCATACCATCTATATTTTTAATATCTGCTTCCTCCTCTTCTTCCTCTTCTTGTTCTTCTTCCTCTTCTTGTTCTTCACTCTTTTTAGATTCAACGGTTGATTCTTTTTGAATAATTGGAGATGAAATGTCAGGACTTTGTATTGGAGAACCTATTTCAGGAGTAGGTGATGCCTGTTCAGCAGATGATATACTTGCTGATGGTGAGGATTTATCACTAGAAATTTGAATATTACTTTTAGGTTTAGAAACTTCTGGTAGCAAAGATTCAACACTAAAGCTATCCAATTTTTTTTCGGATTCGGGTTCTGGAGATGACATGACAAGAGAACTTTTATCAACACTGGATATAGAACTCTCTGATTTAGGTGATGGAACAGTTGAAACAGAACTAGAAATGATATCATTTTGAATTGGCACATTAAATGATTTCCCCTGAAGTGAAGAATTTTCACTAGAAATAGAGGAACCAGAGTCACTAACTTCACCTCCTTCATATTTTGTTTGGTCGCTTTCTTCATCTTCATCTCCATCTTCATCGTAAAACAAACTAAAAGCACCTTTGGGTTTTTCCGCACCAAAAGGGTTTTCAGTATATTCAATCTCTTCCCCTTCATCTTCGACGGAAGGATATTCACTTTCACTAGATGAAATTATATCTGGAATAACTATCTCTTCTTTCTCTCCAGTAGAACATACTTTATTGATTTCTTTAATTGGATATTTCGTAGTTGTTTTATCCTGAGTTAAACGAACCATAGTGTCCAAATAAATAGGAATAGTGGATAAATAATTAATATCATTAATATTTTCAACTGTGATGGTTATGACTCCTGTTTCCTTAGCAAGACTGATAGTTGTTTTAAAACCAGGATTGTCTTTAATTTTAATATCAGATTTTCTTACTCCTCTTTCAACTTGTATTTCATTCGCAACTTTTCTTACTAAGTCTTCTGCTTGCTTACGGTCTAAGTCGTCGGAAAAATTGTCTAAAAGTAATTCAATTATCTCAGAACCTCTATATCCTTGATTTGATTTCTCAAGAATAAATGCTTCTTGACTGGTAACTTTGCTAAAATTCGAAACTCTTTTAAATCGTAAATGAATGTTTCCGTCTCCTTTATACGCATTTGTTTCATTTGTAAAAATGGTTGAAATACATCCTTTATAAGCATCAATATCAATTTGTTTTTTTATAGCAATTTGCGTTTCATAAGTCAATTGTTTAATTTCAACATTGTCATCTTTTAAACTAGTAAATTTTTTAAGTTTATATCCACTTTGTTCAATTAAATTTTTTATATTTTCAATTATTGGATTAATAGATTCACTAAAAATTCTATCAATGTCATTCTCACTGATTACAACTTTGAATTCACCAGTAATTGTAATGTATCCATGTTCATCAAATTCACATGTTAACGATTGTGTAATATTATCATCAGAGGTTTCAATAAACACAGAAACCGATTTATTTTTTGCTATGTTTTTCATAAGCTTAAAAATGGTAGCTTTTTTAAGAAATGGAATTTTTCTACCATCTGTAGATGTTTTTTCGGTGTAAAGCCTATAAATATTTTCCTGTCTTGATGATGGATTGTATTTTATTAATGGATTTGATATTGACGCATGAAGAATCTTAAAGATAATTTCAAGTGGAATTTTAACATCAAATTCGGGTTTTATCACTGCTTTAATATATTTTATACCCTTTTTGTCATATTTCAACTCAGATTTTCTAAGTGAATACACATCATAAAACATATCAACCGTTTTAAATACATCAGGTGATTTTTTTAGAATAGTTTTGTCGCCTTCCATTAATTTCTCTCTAGAAGCCTTCAAATCATCTAAATCGTTTATGTTTTTATTATATAAAAATGGATAGTATATTTTTACTGTAGATTCTTCTGATATATCTTTTCTAGAAACATACTCCAATACATCTTTTGCCAGACACATGTAAATGGTATTATTAATGATATTTCCACTACTAAGTAGGATATGACTATTTAACGTTGACAATGATTTACGCGCGTTTTTCTCAAAAAAATTGTCATAAAATTTAACATTATACGGGTCACATACAAATGGATATTCATTTTCAACAATAAAAAACTTCTGACCTAAAACGTTATTAATTATGTATTTTTTATTATCTAATTTCAACTCTAAAATGTCATCAAATGTATAAATATCTTTGCTAGCAGGTGCCACAAAAGGTGTTCCATTTTCTTCACTTACAATGTTTGAAATAAACTGGTCAAGTCTAATTTTTGACAAATCAATCTTTTTATTTTGTGTTAGTGATTGATACACTGATACAGAGTTTAATGTTTCTATTTTTTGACAATATAAATATATCTCGTCGAGAGAAATTATATCTTTTAGTTCAGTAAGTATTTTAATTTTAATTGAACTTATACTATCATCAAAATGTATTTTTTGTTCTGAGAATTTTATCTTTATATTTTCAGATGTAATTTTAGTGTTTTCTTCATCGGTAAATATTTTCTTAAATAATTGTTCTTGGTTTTCATTTTCATTTATTTTACCGTTAAATATGTATATTGTATCAATAGAACCATTAACCATATAATTTACTTTATAAATAGGGTTGTAATCTAAATTTGGTTCTTTTATTGAAGGTATTAAATTTGACATATATATAAAGCTACTATTATTTTTAATTTAATTGTTTACAAAGATATTAATTAAATTAAATTAAAGTTTAAGTTTAAATATATGCGATTATATAATTTACAATGGAAACATATTTAAATAAAGAAGACATTGACAAGTTTGTTGGACAATGTATAGCAACATCCGTTAGTTTGCTTGTTAAAATGTCTTACTTAAAAGAAAAAGGGTTAGAATCAATAGAAACGAATGAATTATATAAAGAATTATACAGTGAGATAATTATAATAAATAAAATTGTAACTTCACTGGATGAGTATAGTGATTTTTTAAATCAAACTAAATTAAACTAAATCATAATAAGGGTTGTCATTTATTTTCATTCCGCAATATTCTTTTGGGTTCTTTTTATAATCAATAGGAGTATAAATTCCTGCTTCTTTTGCGTTTTCTAATAGAAATTTAAAATTTTGCCAAAATTCTTGTTTATGTCCAATTGACTTAGTCATAATATGGGACAACTCGTGGAGAGCAACAAATGTTAATGTATTTATATCAATTAACCGATTGCCTTCTTTTTTAGTGTTTAAACAAAATGCTATTTTCTCTCCTTTATTTTCACTATAAGCGGTTAGTTCGCTTGTTGGTAAGGTTTCGCTTATTTTTTTAGGATTGAAGCCTTCTACGAGTCTAATTGTGCGAGGGTCTGAGGGGTGTTTTTTATTCATATAAGCGACCATATCTTTCATTTTTTGAGTAACTTGTGCCAATAAGTTCGCAGCTAATTCTAATTTCACTCTTTCTCTAACACAATATTTATTTCCATCTACTGAAGAAATAATACATTTTAAATTAAAAGCATCTGATTCATAATATATTCTTAAACAAAAAAGAAGAACAAATGCTATAAATATATAAAAAAATATACTATGTTTTTCCATATATTCTACGTTTATAAAAAGTAGAACAAAAATATATACATTTTTGTAATTTTCGAGCCGTTTTATTTAAATGTTAATTTATATAATATTTAACTAAATTCTATATGTCTGATAAATAGCCTAAATCCAAGGGTTACTATAAAATAAATAGTGCGTAAGTATAAGTTAAATAATATTTCAATTTATATAAATATAATGGAAACCATTTATGCGATTGACTCAAATAATGGACTATCTAAAAAAGGGATAATTCCTTGGAAATCTAAAAAAGATATGTTATTCTTTATGAATAAAACTAAAAATAATATTGTTATTATGGGTAAAAATACATTTTTTTCTTTGCCGACAGAACATAGGCCTTTAAAAAATCGGTTGAATATTGTATTAACAAGCAACCCAAAATTATGTCAGGTTAATAATATAAATGAATATTCAAACTTGTTATTCACAGATAATAATAACATATATCAAGATATTTTGCAAAATAGAAATAAATATTATGAAATGTATAAGTTTTTAAATACGAATTATAAAATATTTTTTATTGGAGGAAAAACCATATACGAACAATTTATTCCAATATGTCACAAGATTTGGGTTACACATATTAAATGTGATTATAATTGTGATTTATTTATAGATTACGATTATTCAAAAGAATTTACAGTAGAAATTTATGAGGAAGACGATGAGCTCAAAATATTAGAATATACCCGAGTTTAGAACTTCATTATGACAGCTTTAACGGCATTCCAAAGAGGTACATTTTAATAAATATGAATGGCTAAATGAATTAATTAATAACATTGAAAAAAATATCTAATGAAACTAGAGTTCAAAATATTTATATGTGTAAAAATATTGAATATAAAGATTTTGATATATTAAATTAAAAATATGGTAACACAGTTTAATAAATTATATTTTTGTTATCATATATGCTCATTGAGGTCCAGACCCAAGTTCCAAAGGCACACGCATGAAATCGGGTTCGATTGTGCTGGTATTCCATGGACCAACATTGAGTTGTGGGTTAGGTGGCTCAGAGCGGATTTGAAGGTTAGCGTTTCTTAAAGTTTGTCCAACAGTGTCGATGCCAATATGGTAGCCAGCTTTTAACAAATTAACGTTAGCAAGCTCGCCTTTTCCAGAAGGATTTAATTGAGCCCATTGCGAGTTGCTGTCTTTGGGTAAAAGTTCAGCAGGGTTTTGGATATTGGGTTTGGAGCATGAGGAAGGGACACCAGGGCTGCTAGTTTGGACACCATTAGCAGAGGCAAAAACCTCGTTTCCGTTAGGGTCAGATGGTCTAACACCTGCGGAAGCTTGAGCATTTGTATTTACGTATTGAGATTGCATTGCGGCATTAGATTCGTAACCAGGTCTTCCCTTAGCACCTAAATAACCAGCAAACATAGTGACTCCATAGGCGACAATTAGCAAAACAATAATAGCACCAATTCCATAATCATTCCATAGTTTCTTTAAAGAGACAGTCATTATATAAAATTAATGATAAAATAATTTTGAGAATACATATTAATTATTCTAAACATTTGGATTAATGATTTTTCTATAAAAATTACAAACCTTCTAATTCACTTTCTGAAACTTCATCAATTTCCTCATCAAAATCACTTTCATCGTCATTTAAATTTTCTAACATATAAGTTTTCTTAATGTTCTTTGCTTCTAAATAAGCTAGAATCGCATTTTTTTTGGCTAATTTTGCTTTACTTCTAGCTTGTTTGTATAATTCAAAATAGACCTGGTTTGGTTTTTTAAGCTGAATTGTTTCTAAATTTGCTAAATTCAAGTCAATGTCAACTTCTTTTAATTGAGATGGGTCTTCCTCAATTTTTTCATTTATATCTAAGTCCTCAATTTCAAAATCCAAATTAATATTTTCTTCTGTTTTATTTGTAATAGTATCTAATGGTTCTAGTTCTAATTCTTCTAAATCATTGTCATTCTTCTTAATATCTGTTTCAGATATTATGTCAAATACATTTGAATCGCTATTTATTATAATGTTGTCTTTTTCTAAATCATTTAAAGAGCTATCAATTGATACTTCATTTATTGATTGTGTTTGTTTATTGGTTTTAATTAAACAACTATCAAATAGAGGTTCATTGTTTAAAACTAGTGCTTGTTTCATCTCAATTTCAATTTGAAAATTTCTAGAAGTAAATTTAATACCTTGTATTTCTAAAATAGAAATAACATTAGTTTCGCTTGTTACATCTGATATAGACAATGGTATTTCTTTTTCATCATAAATTTTAATAGATGGTATATTAGATTGATTGTTCCTAATGTTTGTTCTTACCAAATAATATTTGCCAGATTTATATACACGAATTATAGAATTGAATGCTGTTTCTATATCATTCTCTTCCAAACTATTTTGAAACCACGCATCTTTTTTTTCAAAAATTAATTTTTGACATTTTTCCTCTAAATTTTCAAACCAATTAATTAACACTTCCGCATTTTTATCAAACATCAAATCACAATAATATTTTTTTCCAGTTTTTACAAATCCTTGTCTTGTTACACTTTTACAAGTTTGTATATATAATGGTTTATTATTATACGATATTTTTGTAAAATAAGCTCCCCCTTGAATTCCAGAGGGATGTGCTAAAGAAAGTTTTGAAAAATCAAATGTTTCATTTGGTTCAATAATGTTATCCATATTATTGAAAATACAGAAAAATTTAAATATTTTAACACGCATAAAATACAATTAATTTTTATTAATTAAGTATATGAAAGATTCATTGACTCAAACATCATTACCTTTATTTCAACAATGTTTAGATATTTTAAAAAGAGAGGATATTAAAAATGAAATTAAGCTGTTATTTAAACCTGTTATTGATTTTATTTTATATGAAATAAGTCCATACATATATATAATTGTATCACTTGTAGTTATGATTTTTATAATGATATTAGCTATGCTTATTATATTAATTATGTTATTGCGTAATAAACAGGTTATACAAAAAATATTTTAGTTATAATATATATAAATATGTCAAGGAAAGGAAGTAGAACTAAAAAACACGGAGGATTTTTAGGACAAATCATTAACCAAGCAATTGTCCCATTTGGACTTTTAGGAGCACAACAAACTTACAGACGCAAAAGAAGCGGAGGTAAAACACGTAAGCAAAGAGCTGGTCGTAAAAGTCGCAAACATTAAATGTTAAAATATATTTAATTAACATAACTAAATATATTTTTATTCTCAATAAAATATATAACATGACAAGTAAAAAACATCACAGTCGCAGACATAAAAGAGGAGGCTCTTACACATCGGCGTCCAGTTATGGCACATATGTCAATGGCAATCAAAACGCCCAATACGATAGAGTGTTTAGCACATCTGGTGCGTATGGAAATGTTCCTGGCAATTTATTGATTGGACAACAAGGACAAAATGCCCAACAACCTGGGGTTCCTGACAGCAAAAGTTTAGCTTTAGTTCAATCCGCAGGTGGTCGCAAAAAGCGTGGCGGTCTTTGGGGCGAAGTTATCAACCAAGCTGTAGTTCCTGTTGCTCTTTTAGGAATGCAACAAAAATATGGTCGCAAAAAAGTTGGTGGCAAAACCCGTAGCAAACGCGGTGGATTATTAGGTGAAGTTATTAACCAAGCAGTTGTTCCTGTTGCTCTTTTAGGAATGCAAAATAGTTACAGACGTAAGAAACATGGCGGAAAAACACGCAAACATCGTCGTTAAATAATTTTTATAATATAAATATTTTACAATAATATTTACATTTTATTTTATATTCATATAGCATTATATGAGTTTTGAAGGACAAATTCAACAATGGGTTTCTATTGATAACCAGCTTAAACAACTAAATGAAAAAGTTAAAGAACTAAGAGAAACACGCAATGAACTGGAACAAAATATTACAAGTCATGCTTCTTCTAATAATCTTTCTAACGCAACAATACAAATAAGTGATGGCAAACTCAAATTTGCTAACACTACGGTTCATGAACCACTTACTTTTAAATATTTAGAAAAGGCTTTAGGAGAAGTAATAAAGAATGAAACACAAATAAAATTAATTATGGAGCATTTAAAACAAAAAAGGAACAAAAAAGTTGTTCCCGAAATAAAGCGCTTTTATAATAATTAAATATTATATAGCTATTTTATATGAGCTATATTGGAGCTGATGATTTAGTTTATAATAATGATATAGAAAGGGGAATACATAGTGGCGGATTTAGTGTAAAATCATTAATGATGAAAGAAGGTATATCTCCAATAATGACAATAAATAAAAATCAAATAGGTGGCACAAATCAAGTGTCCGATATTTTTAATGATTTAGTTGTTCCTAATTGGGCGCTATCATATCATAATAAAATGGCTGGTGGAACCACTAAAAATAAACATAATGATAGCGATAGCGAAGATGATGTAATTGATGACGATTTACATGATAGATTATTAGACTTAGTTAAACAACATGATATCCAAATGAAAGAAAACAAGAAAAAGAAAACAAGAAAAAATTTAATTAATAAGAAAAAAGGAGGAACTAAAAGAACAAAATAATATTTTATTTTAAATTGTAAATATAATAAATGTTATTTATTACATTTGAACCATATGATAATGAAAACAATATTGAAATTGTAGAATGTTTTATTTGTTATGAAAATAAATTAAATGAAGAACTATTTAATTTAAATACACAAATTTACTACTTAAAGCAGTGTAATTGTGTTGGTTATCTTCATAAAAACTGCCTCGATATTTGGTATAATATGAATCGTAAGTGTCCCGTTTGTCGTAAAAAGATAATTAAAAATATACTTATTCCATTTGTATGTAACAAACCATTAAATTATTATTTATATAAAAGGATTAAAGCATTTTTATCGCTTTTTACGATAATTGTAGTTATTTGGACTATAAATGATTATTATGCGACATTTATTAATGTGTATAATGTATTTACAAATTGCCCCATGAATTATAATTAAAAGGAGAGACTAATATATCATCTACTTTATTTTTCCAGTAATCAACACGTTTTTGAAAAGCAATGTCTTGTGCTGTCTCTGGATAAGGTGTGCTAATGTTCATTAATGTTTCCTCTTCTTGTGTAATTTTTGGTTTATTTCCATAGCAATTAACTCCAAATTTTATTTGTGGATTCGCCATATATCCGCCGTTAATGCCTGGTCTGCCACAATCATGTTCATGTCCTTTTATAGTTTGTAAAGTATCGTATGTTTGTTGTTGTGTTGGGAATAAAGCCATTTGACCGTCAGACCAACCATAATTACACCATTCGCCACCATCGTTGTAAGATTTTTCTATTTGATTGTAAGTCGCTAACTTTGCGCCGTATGCTTGGCATAATGCTTTTGCGTTTTCATAATTATAATAATTGCCAGGAATATTAAAAACTTGCTTTTTAAATTTTATTTCTGGAACAGGAGATGGTTCAGGTTGATATGTGCTTTGGTCTACCACAATGTCTATTTGTTTATTAGGCGTAAAAAGGCCTTGTATATATGCGGTTACATTTATACTAAAAAAATATTGAAATGCGTTAACTAAAATTAAAACTATTAAGATAGCGACAATTATAATACCCATAATGCTAGAATCTTGTGAATAATCTCCTCCATCATTATTTCCTAAAGGTGATGAGAATACATAATATGCTACTAATATTAGAAATATAACAATGAATACAAAAGGGTTTAAAATGTAACTATTTAAATAATTATACATATTTACAGGGTCTGTTGTTGTGGTTGTATTTACTACCTCCATTTATATATAATATATAAATAGTTAAAAAAGATTTCTAATTTGTTTGATTCTTTTTCCTATAAAATAAGCAATATGCTTTTGGAGTTATTATAGATTCTGGTGCCGTTACTTCAGATACAATAGTATCATTAAAATGGAACCATTTGCCATTTGCGTTTTTAACATAAGCAGTATAATGACCTCCTAGAACACCGCCACTATGATTACATACACCATATAGTTCATAATGATATGAATCTTTTTTATAACCAATTACATATTTTGTTAAATCAATCTCTTCTAAAGGAAACGTAACTAATATTTGATTTTTTTTATTTGTTTCATTAAAACGTTTTAAATCAATAACTAGTATAGTTGGAAATGACCAAAACTGTATTTTCTTCCTTATATTTACCTTTTCTTTCGTATCTTCATTATACCACGCATTATCCCCTTCCAATACTTCTCCTTCAACATAATGGTCAAAACAATCAATTAAAGAAGGAGATTTATTATTTGGTGGAATAGATAGGTCTATCATAAAATAAGGCTCTGGTGTGTGTTTAAATTTTTCACCAGTTTCAATAGAAGTTATTTCAGAAACATGCACACCATAAAATAAGTTCCATATTTCAGAATATTCCTTTGAATACATATTTTTTATCATGTTAAAGCAATCAATAGCAATTTTATCTGTTTCATTTTCAGGAGTTCCTGATATGGTCATTTTAATTTCTCTTGACAAAGAAATATGAAAACAATCAAAAAGAAAAAGTAGAAATTCAGGTAAATCATTTTGTGAATATCCTGTAAACATTTCCATATGTTTTAAATTAGCAATTTTTTGAATTGTTTTAATAAATTTACCTGGTGAAACAATACAGTTGCTACTCCATAATAGTTTTCTTAAATTGTCCCATTCTAATAACAATACAGATTCACATTTATTTTGTAACTTTTTTTTATATGTTTCTTGTTCTAAAAAATAATTTAATTCATATGTATGAGATAAAACTTGAATACATGAATTTATAAAACATGTATTACCTAGATTAGCTAGACCACTTAGTCCTTTGTCTTTATATTTATTAATGTCCATATGTGTTTTATTATAATAAAATAATGTAATACATTTAAACATATTTAATAATATATATATTATATGAGCGAATCCATACAAAATCTTAATATAAACAATGAAAACCTATTACTAGTTGATATACTTAATGTAATGTATAATGATAATATAAGACAAATAAATAATTTAACTGAATCTAACAATGAAATACGGAGAATAATAACAGGTTTACTTTCTAATCCATCATCGCGTGAAAGGAGTCTTCCATACAGAGGAAGACGAAATAATATTAGAAATTCTCGAACTAATACAACTACTGGTGCGAATTCTAATAATACAAATGGCGCCAGAGTTGGAATTACAAGCAATATTCCATACATATATGATAGTTTTCAAGAATACTATATTCCAACAACTTCAATAAATAGTTTATCATCTCAATTAGATAATACAATTTTTAATAATGACTTTATTAATACCATAGCCGAAACTTTTTTACAACCAGTTGATGTTAATCCTACTCAGCAGCAAATTGAGATAGCAACTAGAAATGTTAGGTATTCTGATATTTTGTCTCCAGTTAATATAAGTTGTCCAATTTCACTAGAAACATTTAATGACAATGACATTGTAACAGTTATAAGATTTTGTGGTCATATTTTTAAACCAGATGACCTAAATAGATGGTTTAGGAGTAATTGTAAGTGTCCTGTATGTAGATACGATATTCGTAATTATAGACAGACATCTTAACGAATAATTAATATATGAACATTATATAAAGATATATAAATTTTATAGTTAAATTAAATTATGTCAAAGAAAGAAAAAAAGGATAGAAGTGACAGAAGAGAGAGAAGGGAACGACGCGAAAAAGACAAAATTACATTAGAAGAAATTAATAATTATCAAGATAATGAAATAAATAAATTTAAACTTAATTATGATTTTTATCTTGAAAAAAGTTACCATTATATAGTTTATTTTTCAAATTTTACATATAAAACAATTTGTTTTTTTATTAAAGTATCTGGTATTTATTTATTATGGATCTTATTACATTTTACTGCGTCACATTTATATATTAATTTATGTGTTCCAAAAACAATAGTAGGGTTTATTATGTCACCATTTATGACAGCAACTCCACATTGTCAAGGGTTGAGATGGGTTGTGTATAATGCCGCAAATATGATTAATAATATGTGGATAATGTTTGGCGCATGGATATGTTCTACCATATTGATTATTAACAAAGAGGGTAGAAACGATAACCGATAACGAATATAATAATAATAAATAATTTAAAGACAACCATGTATTGTTTATTATAATAAAATGAGCTCACGAAATGGAAATAAATGGACTGTTAATGAAATTCTCAATCTACAAAGAGAGTATGAACTATTGGAATTGTCTGTACAAGACATCGCTCTAAAGCATAAGAGAAGCGTGTTAGCTATTTTGTGCAAGTTACAACAAGAAGGATTTATTGAATCGTGGAATGAAGCAAGAGGATATAATTTAACCAGTATTCACATGGATGAAACAGAACATTGTAGTGTTCAAGAACCTGTAGAAAATATTGATTTTAGCTATCAAGAGGATGTAAGTCCTGTTAGTAATGATACTGACAGTGAGACTAATGCTGATATTAATAAGCTAGCTGACCGTGTTTGGGGTCTTGAAACATCTGTTAGTGAAATTAGTTTTATGGTGAAACAAATGTTTGATTCTATGATTTCATCAAAGCCAAAGAAGCGTTTCCAATTGAGAAATTATTAATTTATTGTGATTTTATAATTATAAAAAGTGTATAGAAAATAGTTATAATTTATATATTTTATAACTATTTATTGTCTGAATTTGAATCTGATTATGTATATAAATCTTTAAAATCATTGTTATTGTAATGAAAAATTAAGAAACTAAATAAACCAATAATAACATCAACTAATAAATACATCCAAGCAAAATTATTACCTTTAATTGCGTTATAAGCAAATAAAAAGTACATCATCCCATGAACAGGTCTTAAATCATTCCACCATATTTTATCACCAAATACTTCTGAACCTGTTTTTCTTGAACCAGTCAGAAATAAATAAAAAAATCCAATAGCGGGTAAAATAGATAAATAACCCATATATTGTAAATAAGTTCTATTAGCATTTTTTGCCAAGTATACAAATAATGTTCTTGTTCCTATACAACCAATTAAAAATAATAGAAATCGTTTTTGTATTGTCTTCATATTATAATAATATACTATATTTTTTCACAAATATATTTTAGATAACAAACATAATAAATATCTACAATAATCCCTTATTGTAATATAATTATTTATTGATGTGAAATTGTAGTTTTAAGCGTATACAATCGACATTTGAATAAGAAAAATGAAATACTTAATGTTTGCGTTTATAACGACGTGTTTTTCTTTTTCTTCTTCTTCCTCCAACAGGGGTGTAAGCATTCGGTTGTTGTTTCATATTATATACTTCTTCAGGTTCAAAACCATGATATTCATTTGCGTCGTTTTCGGAATTTAATTTTGATTGGAAATTCAATTCAAGTTGTCGGCAATAGGGTGAATTGTTTTTCATTCCAATACTTGATTTTGGACAACAACTTTGATATTTACTATGAATTTCTTCAGCAGTCAATAAGTCTGATATTTTAAGAGGGTCGCAACTACTAGTTACAACAGGCGCTACTGTAGGTGTCACAACAGGAGTTACAGGAGGTGTTGTTGTTGCAGACTTACCCCAAAAAAAATCAAGCATACCACCTCCTCTTTTATATTTTCTGCTTTTGCTTTTATGATTCTTCCTTCTAAAATTTCTTTTTGACTTCATTATATATAATTAATAATATTATTTTTTACCAAAGAACTTTGTTAAACTTTGAACGCCTTCTTTTTCATTATTGGTTTCTCTCAAATACTCGTCAAATAACAATATTTTTACCTCTTTATTTTTTACTTGTTCAAGTTTATCTTGAAATTTTTCCTCATCTATATTTTTACGTAAAGTCTCTACTTCTTTTTTAAACTTGGCAATCTTTGATTTTTTATTTTGCATTTCCCATATTTTTTCAAGAACCAAAGCAAATACTTGTTGAACTGGTTTCATAATTTGATTTGTAATGTAAAACGAATAATCTATTTTGATATTATTTTCTTTTATGAATGTAGGCGTTTCAATTTTTTCACCTTGAAGTGTTTTCTTGTCTTTTGTAGCAATATAAACAAATGGAATTCTATCGCCTGAACTTGGTTTATTTCCTGGGTCTCTTGCGGTAATTCTATCTGCTAATACTTTATGCGCAATTGATTGCGGATTTTTATAACCAGAACGCAACGATTTTGTAATAATTAATTTATCGATTGGATATTTTTCTTCTACAATATTTTGTAAGCATGATTTTAAGAAATCAATCGCCTCTTTTATATTTTGTTTTTTCATCAAAATGTCAATGATGCCTCCATATATATCTTTGACAATTGGTGCGTTGTCACGCCGTTTTAACACTATACCCATTTCCTTTCTTTTACCTTTATTCGCATCGGTTTCATAAAGCATACCAACATATCTTTTCTTTGACAATAAACAAAATGGCATGAATGTTTTTTCATATTCTAAATCATGTGGTCCCTTTAAGAATTTAGAGGCTAAATGGCCTGCCTCTTGTGCGATTTCAATCGTAATTTCAAGTGCCTCTTTGCCTCTGATAGGCTTACCTTCTGGTGTTTGTAAATTAAATGTGAAGAATACTGAATCCGTATTATGAACTATTAAATTTCCAACGCCCGCAGCAAAATGATGGTTTTCTGTTGTTAAATCATATACATATCCTTGATACTCAATTTCATGAAGTTTTTTAATTGCGTTTGGATTTTTTCTTTGGATAGACTTTGTCATTGTGACTCTATAAATATTAGGTTTATCTTTTCTTGTATTTAATGAAGTAGCATAACCAATACTTGAACCCAACCAACAAATATAAGAGGCACTTATTTGGTTCTTTTGGTCAATTCTGGTATAGCCATTCGCATCTTTATCTCCATCCGCATCATATAACCCTTCAAAGAATGCTTCTCTAATATTTAAACTACTGTTTAGAATTTCTTCAGGTATAATTTTTGATTTATCATAATACATTTTTGTTCTATATATTTTAACAAAATCAGTTATAGAGCCATACTTACTACTTCTTGGTGAAATTTTATATACTCCAGAACTTTCTAATGTTTGCATTACAACCCAATCAAAATAGCTATAAACTTTTTTACATAATTCAAAATATTTATTTATTATTTCCATTGAAGCATTATTTAAAGCCCAAGAAGCCTTTTTCCCAGAAGGACAATCATAATTGCCGCAACTGCCATCTCCAAAGAAGAAGCCCATTATCCTTGCTTCATCCTCTGATATATATTCATTATTTGTCTCATTTATTGGTAATTTATTGTGAAGCAATTCTGTTCCTATAACACATTCTTTTGGAGAAATTTCTTTTCCACATTTTAAAATTAATGAATGATCATCTGTTACATCTACTAATCCAGTATGAGTTAATATACGCATCATTTTTTTATGAGGAGCTAATTCATGACGAATAACACGATGTAACTTGGTCCATCCTTTTTCTGTCCATGTTTCTACTCCTTCTAATTCACAAAATTCTTTTTCTTGTTTTCCTGGCTCAGAACATTTCACCCAATTATTATTACCATATTTGTTTGCGAGTTCTTCAATAGTAACAATATCAAAGTTATTATTAACTTTAACGTAGACAGGCGTATAATTTGCTACACTATCGCCGTATATATATTCAGCTTTTGTTAAAACTGGTCCATGAGATGTAGTATTACAAATTTTATTCCCATAACATTCTTCAATAATCCTTTTCGCATAAGTTAATAGATTTCTCCCTGTAGCAGTTGTGCAAGCAGCGATATCTTTTTCATAAAATGTGCTTGTTTTAGCACCACATTGACCATAAAGAGAATTTGCGGTTAATTTATAACCAAGTTGTCTTTGTTCTAAAACTAATTTCATAAACTCATCTTTTTCATTTGGTATCATCTTTCTAGTATCTTTTCTTGCTTTTAATAATTCTTTCAAAATAGAAGGCATGATTGCTTCACCTTCACCATTGGCATCAGGAAAAGGCTGCGCAAACCTACATATTTTATGACCGCATTTAATTTTTTCTGCCGCGGCCTTAGGGTTTTTCCTGTGATATCTATAAGTATCATATGTTATATCAACATACTCGTAACCTTTAAGATTATCATACAAATAAATACCATTTTTATCTTTTTCACCCCATTCTTCAACTAAATTGCCTGCTAAATCATATTCTCTAGTCCAAACCTTACTATCATGTGACAGATTTTCACTAATCATTGAACTTGGATACAACGACGCGTAATCTACACATGCTACTGGATTATCCAAGTAAAGGTCGCATTTCGGTTCTAAAACAATAGCACCTTCATACCCTTCATCTAATCCGCCTTTTTCTATTACAGGCATTAATGTTCGCTTATCTCTACATTTTTTAGCAATAAAACTAGTCAATTTAATGCCTTGACCTCTCATAACCAAGAAATTAATTGGAACACTACAAATTTTTGCCATCTCGATGAACCCAGTCAAAACATCTGATTTATTAAATAGATAATGAACTAGGTTACAATCCTGAATACAATATTTAGCAATGATTGCTCTATCATCTGCGGAACCATTTGTCATCCGAAATATATCCTTTGGTGTTACGTCATCCTTAGCTAAACACCATCTAACTTTTTTATTGAAATCAGGATTTACAATGCCTTCAATTTTAAATTTGCCAGTTGCTTTATCAACATCTGTTACTAAAAACTTAGCACCATCTGCGTAATAATCTACTGAATGTCCAATCTCTTCAAAATGAATAAAACTACCAACTAATAGACCAGTCATGTTAGATGTTTTTATTTCAGTATGGCACGACGAATGGTCAATTGTTTTTACAATATCGCCTATAAAATTGCCAGCAACATAATCTAATTTATATGAAATCAAATTAGCTTCACGGCGGTAGAAATTGTATAAATCAACTTGTAATCTGCCGTTCATCTTTATAAATCTTAAATCATGCTGCCCGCTAGCAATTTGAATACTACTCTCTTCAATTTTATATCTTCCTGTATCTTTGTCTATATTACCACAAATCTCGTCTTTATTCCTGGATAACTTTAAGAAATCCTCTACGCAGCCATTTTCTTCAGCTCGTCTAAACATGAATTCATAATCAAAACCAAATATGTTATAACCAATAATTATATCAGGATTTTCTCTTTGAACTAAACTTTGCCAGGCTAATAGCACTTCTTTTTCTGTATTATATGTTTCTACTATGCCATTTTCCATAGGTAACTTAGAACAACTATTCAAAACAATACAATGGTTCATAAATGGTTCTTGTTGTCCATAATTCATAAATGTAGAACCAATAAAGGTGCATTTATCTCCCTCTAATTTTGGAAAATTCGCGTTTAGCGAAATATTTAACTCGTTTAGCTTTCCATCTCTTTCGAATTTTTTATCGCATAAAATATCTACTATTGTGGCTTTCTTATTTTCATAAGACTTAACATAATTGTTGGGTTCATTTTCATCTTCATCTTCCATGCCCATTTTTTCAAACAATCTTTCTAATGTAGTTGCCTCATTAAAATCAGATGTTTTCTTTAGGTTTCTGACTTCAGAAGCCAACCATGTTTCGCACATTTTTTCAACATCTTCTTTTGAGCGTGGTATTTTTTTTGGATACACAATATCAATTTGTTCCATATGTTCATATCCAAAAGCAGATAAAATGATTCTTCTCAATATATTTTTACATAGTTCAGCAGTCATATCCATTTTTAAATTTTCAAAATATTCAACAATATTTGTCGATAGTTTTTTGTAAGATTTAATTGGAACTGGGAAGTCTCCATGACTACTACTAGCCTCTATATCAAAACTCATTATCTTGTATGGAACTCTTGTTTCCATGTTATTCAGTGGAATAATATTTTTATAATTTATAGAAAACTCGTAATCACAGTTTGTATTTTTCATTTCACCTTTTATCTCAAGTGTCTTCTTTTTAGGCAACGCTATCCATCCAGATGGACTTATGTCTTTAATGTGAAAGAAACGCAAAAGAGGCGGTATATTTGCTTCATATAATTTAATATATGTGTCATTAAATAGATACCCTTCATTACCATTTGAATCTTTTATCAATGTATGACCTTTTTGGTAATCAGTGTACCATAAATTCTTTACTTTGTTAAAAGCTCCCATATTTGCGAATTCAAATTTTATAAATTTATGTTCTTTCCCACCATCAAACCCATATAGTTTTTTTCTTTTTATAATTATACAATCCGTAATTGAATCTTTATAATACTTTCCAATTTTATCTTTAATGTGTGCTAAGAAACTATCTTTTTTTTGAATTGTCCAGGTATCATTTACCATAACGTAAAAGAACGGACGATACTCTTCAGCACGAATAGAACATGTTTTACCCTTATCGTCCAATCCAAACATTTGAATTATAAAACACGATGAATCTTTATACGTATTAGTTTCATCATCAGATGATTCTTTTGAGGTATCCTTTCCATTATACACGTTAAAATCGAAAATTCTGAAGATATGATCCATTGTTACTTTATTATAATGATTTATATTTAGCTTGTTTAAAATTAATCAATTTTTAAAAGAAATAAAATAAAAAATATTATTTCTTTTTGCTCTTTTTAACATTTCAAATGACATTTTTCGCTAGATAAAAAATAACGTTACCATTATTACGAATCCGCGCATAAATCATATGGTTTGTGTATATCTACAAACTCATTTAAAGATTTATTTTCACACGTTTCTAAGAAATAAAGTGGATAACAATGTTGGTTGTTATTCGGCAGTGACAATAGATGGGGATATAAAAAATATTTTGTTACAGGTGGTTCCAAATTTATAATTTTTAACCATTCGTTATTTATTATATCCCATATATACAATGGTTTTACATATATTCCTGTTGTACCAGTATCATATCTAGACCTACATGTTTCAACCACGCCTATAAAAGTCGTTTCGATTTCAACTATTTTAACAATATCATCAATTTTTTTATAATAAATTCCAGTATATTGAATTATATCTCCGTCGTTTATATTGACTTCTTTACCATTTTCTTTTATTAATGTGCGATTATTATTTGTTATTACAATTGACGTCATATTTATAAATTATAATAAGCCTTTATATTTTTATTAATAAATAACAAAAATATACAATTAATTTTTATATTTACAATATTGTTTTTGAGAGAACCCCTTTGGGGTTTTACAGTTAATACTTCTTTTATATTTTAACGACCATTTACCACCATATTTTTTTGAACGTTTATTAGATTTATTTTTACGCGTTTTTGACATACTTTGTTTTTTCATTCTTTTCTTTTTATGTATTTTACCTCCAGTTATTAAACCTTCAAACATAGCATTTTTAACAGAATTTGATAAAGGTAACAACGGATATTTATCGGGTTGAGAATCATGTTTTGTTTTAAATAATGCGACCATGTCATCAATGCCCTGTTCTCTTTTTGAAACTAGCGATGCTATGTCAGAATTTACATCTGAACTAAAACCAGTGGTAGGTTTATTATTTTTATAATCATATGTTCCACATGCGAATCCATAAAAACTGGGATATTTTTCCATCTCTATTCCATCTGGTCTAACAATATCACACAATTTTTTTAGAGATTCTGTATAATTGCCATTTTTGTATTGTTCCTTCATAAATGTTAAAATTTCTAGCGGAATTTTTTGTGATTGACCAAAATCAATTAATAATGGTTTGCCAGTTGTATTTTTAAAATAGTTATTACAATTTACATTTATAAATATATTTCCTGGATGAAAATCACCATGTGTATAACCAGTATCCATTGCTAGTTTTAATAACAAGTATAATGTCATGTTTTTATATAATTCAAAATTCGAATTTTTTTTTAAGTTATGTAATAATACATATCCATCCGCAAACTCCATACCTATTAGGCCAATATTATAAAACTCACGCTTTTTTTTTGAATCATATATGTCCTTAATTAAATTTTGTGTATCTCTATTTTCAGAGCCGTTAAACATTGTTTCTAATAATTCAGTTAATCTATTTTCTCCAACTATATCTTTATAAATAGACGAATAAACTATAGCAGGACACATAGGTTGTAAATAGTTCATTGTTTTTAAAAATATATCGGTTTGAATATTTACTTCATCTTTAAAAGTTTGTAATTCACCCGTAGTAAATTCGCCTAACGTTTTTATTATTGCCAAATTTTCTTTTTCACCTATGCTTGCGTCATGAACAAATCCTAATTTAATAATAATAGTTCTCACTTCATCGCCATAATCAAACTTAGTGCTGCTTTCAAGGTGTCTGTATTGTGATACAATGCCAGGTTTTAAGGTAGCTTTAAATGTTATCCCAAATGCGCCCTTTGATAAATAAGTAAATGTAGAGTTTTGTATAAAATGATTAAACGCTTCATCATCTTTGCTATTTATTAATATTCCACCACTTTGATTATTTTTATAGCCTCCACTTTGTTTTCCAGATTTTAATTGTATCCATTTTACAAAGGAATCAATAGAACGGTCTTTTTCTTCATCCCTAAGTTTGCTGTCCTCATAATTTTCAACTTCATTTCCGCCATCTGTAATAAATCTAATTGTAGGGAAACTACTTGGTTGTTTAATACCTTTAATTTTACTAGACAATGCTTGGTCTATATCAACAATAGCAATATCATTTTTCCCACTAACATTTTTTAATACATTTTTAAGTTTTTCCCATTCAGGTCGTGTAGCATTACAAGGTCCACATCCTTCCATATAGTATAATATAAAGACAGTGTTGTTTTTATCACCGTGTATAATACTATTTAAATTATCAATTTGTGTTTTACCATTTACATCTTTTTCTTGATAATTTTTAGTATCTATATGTATAAAAACCATTATAATTAATACATAGAAAATATATTAAATGTCTTTATTTTACAATTTTATCCTCATTAAATATATATGACTTTGTTAACTTTATTATCTATAGTGGTATTTTTAATTGGATTATTTTTTTACGCAAAATGTGCTGACCCTAAATATTCAGAAGGTTTAACAAATAATTCAACAAAACAAGCACCTAGGTGTCCTAATTTATTAATTCAAAAAGGTTCTAGGTTTTATTTGCATAACTCTAACCTAGCACAAGTTCCAGGAGTAAATCCTGTAGAGTTTGATAATTTAGAAGATTATACTGAATTCTTGGATTGGCAACGAAGTCAAGGGATTAGATGTCCTGTTTTGTATTTACAAGAAACTTATGATGCGCAAGGAAATCGTGTTTATAAAGTTAGACCCAGTGTTTCTGAACCTCAAGCTGGATTACCTCCTAGTATTGCGAGTTCTTCAGGAAATATGATAATGGAAAGCACGCCTGAAAATCCTAACAATCTACAGCATCCAAATCCCACACTACTAGTTGATGCTACCAGAAATGACGCTCCATACAATAAAAATTCATATCCCGCATATGACCAAAGCAGTTATTACATTGGTACAACAACACCTTTAGATGTTATGAATATGAAACAAGAACAGATGTCAAAAAGTCCTGACCCAATGGACCCTAACTGGGGTGGGGCTCAATATACACAATCGTTAGTAGATAAAGGATATTATGCGGAAAACAATGTAAGTATTTATATTCCATAAAATAACTATTTTTATTATTTAATAAAATAATTATTGACTATCCACATATTTCATTACACTATTCAAAGATACCTTCGCTTGGTTTAAGTTAGATAGTTTTGTAATTGTAGGATAAGGATTTTTATCATCTATTGATAAAGCAGTTTGTAACATTAAATTATTAATTAGCTCATCTAAATTCAAGATGGAAGTTTCGTAATCTTTGCGATATTTAGTAATTAATAGTTCGTCTTGTAATTTAACTGAAGCAGCTTTAATTGTAGCCGCATAAGAAGCTGCTTTTCCAGCTACACCACTTGATGAACTAGACGTAGATGTTGAATCTTTGCTATTAGAAGCATCTGTCATGCCTTCTACAAAATTCATTTTTCTAAATATAAAATATGCTACAAAACAAATAGCTAAAAACATAAATAAATTCATCATTTCTTTTTTCATTTATATACTATATATTTATTTTTTCAGTAAATATTTTACAATATTTGCTATAGAAGTTTTATTAATTTTTCTCGTTTGTCCCTTTGTATTTATGTAATCAATATCTTTTAAACAATTTTCGTTTTCTTCAACTTGTTTTATTAGTTGAGGAATTGTTTCAAATTTTTTCATTATGGCCAATGCGGTAATAGAGCTTATACCTGGGATTTGACATAATAATATCTCTCCAATATTGTCTGGTGTAATGTTTTCTTTTTTCACTTTTTTAATCACATTAATATAATCTTTTTCAGATTGTTCATGTTTATCCTTTTCATCTGATTCATCATTATTGCCACCATCTTGAATTATATTTATTTCACCTTCAGATATAATTTTAGGTTGAACTGAATTTTGATAAAATGGTTGTTTACCTGCTGTTATGTTTTTCTCTAATTTATATGCCATATTACATATGATTAATGCTGTCTCTTCCATAGAAAAACTTCTAAATACAGAAAACCCTTTAATATAGTTAAGAGAGAACATAGCAGAGTAGGCGGTTAGTTTTTCAGTTTTATTTTCTTTAAAACGACTTAACCGATTCACGTCGCCTTCTATTAAATAAATTATATTATGATTGTGATGTGGTAGCCCATTTAGTCGATATGATTGTTCCTCGTATCTACCATCCTTAATGCTAGCTAACAAATCATTTACTGTTTTTCTTTCTATAATTAAATTATCACTTTTATCGTCTGAAATGATAAAATCTCCTATCGGCAAGGTTTCAGTAACTACATTTATTTTATTAAAAACATCCGTTGTTGATACAAGTTTATTAATGTGTGTCAAAATTTCATGTTCTCTAACATCTACCTTAATTATCATTAGTTATTTAATAATTTAATAATATATCATTAAATCATTTTAAAATATAAATATATTAACCCATATTTCCACCATGTGTAGCATGGTATCCATACTTTTGTGTTTGAACTGTTCTGTTAGGGACGCAGAAACGAGGGATTGTCTGGGGAGCACCCATCAACATGGTGTTGCTTGACAAATACCAGCCAACACGAGGAGCTAAGCCAGCTTTTTTGTTGCCACCACATGTATTTGTACGATTAACTATTGACGCTTGATTGCGACTTGCTTTTCCTGCACTCATCAAAACCATTATATAAACTACGATAATATTTTATTTTTTTTTAATTTTAAATTGTTGTTCTTCTAAATATTTGTGTAACTGCTGTTTTATGTAATTATAAGATTAATCTCTAATACAAATTTAAATACATTTGCTCCAACCTCCTAAAAGTATATTTAATTGAAACCATATAAAGTCATATTGCCTAAATATATTATATAAATGACTGAACTAAAAATCTCACACGACGACGATATAATTAGAACAGACGAAGGGTTAATATTTAACCCCTATAATCCTCAAAATGTTAAGATTACATTGAATGAAGTTCAATCTATTCTTTCTAAATATGGGTTGCCATCTATAGTTCATAATGTAGCACTTTATGAGAGAGCTTTTGTTCATAAATCTTATACGAAGAGACCACATTATGAAAATATTTCACAAAACATTACTATTGTCGAACGTCCGTCAGATTGTATGCCATTAAGCAGCAAATCAAATGAACGTCTTGAGTTTTTAGGCGATGGTGTCCTTGAATGTATAACTAAATATTATTTATACAGAAGATTTCCTAAAGAAAACGAAGGGTTCATGACCGAGAAGAAAATTGCTATCGTAAAAAATGAAGCCATAGGTAAAATAGCTCTAGAAATGGGGCTACATAAATGGTTAATTTTGTCTAAGCATGCTGAAGAGAAAAAAATTCGCACAAATTTGAAGAAGCTAGGTTGTCTGCTTGAATCATTTATTGGTGCTCTATTTCTTGATTTTAATAAAATCACTGTAAATGATGACGAAAACTGGTTTAAGACAATGTTTGTTACTGGACCAGGATTTCAAATGGCACAGAAATTTATTGAAAATGTATTTGAAAGACATATAGATTGGGTTGCGCTTATTCAAAATGATGATAATTACAAAAATATATTACAAGTAAAGATACAAAAAGAGTTTAAGGTAACACCTCATTATTTAGAAATTGAACATGACCCTGAATTGGGGTATAAAATGGGCGTTTATTTATGCTTAGGTCAGCAAATACATACACTTTCGCACAAAGATTCTGTTGATATTACATTCTTTAAAACATTTAAGTCTATACAAGAATTTGTCATAGAAAATGGTAAAGCATTTATATTTATGGGCGAGGGACAGCACAAAATAAAACGTAAGGCTGAGCAAATAGCATGTAATGAAGCAATTACATTTATTAATTTAAATGTTGAAAATATAACAGACAAATTGGAACAATCAGAAATATTTTAACTTTATTACCATTAAATGTTTACTTTTTTAAAAATAATAAATAATAACTTAGCAAATATGAAACTGGTATTAAAAAAAATAAACTGACTGGACGGAATATTGTATGTGTTACAAGTTTCAAATTAACATTTTTGTCTTCTTCAAAATATTTACCATCTTTCCCACATTTGGATTCGTCATTTCTACAAGAATCCGCAAAATCATATGTTATTTTATCAGTTACAATATCTTTTTCTCCAAATTTTTCACATTTATTCAAAGAGGATGAAAAACTATTATTATATATGTTGTGGTTGAAATGAATACAATTTTTACAAGAAGGAATATTCATATTTCTAATTATTTTTTCAGATTTAGCCAAATTAATTTTCATTATATTTCTTATCTATTACATTTTTAAGTTCTTTATTAACATGTATTTTATAAAAACTTATTAGTTATTAATGTATCTCCACATATCCACGCATATAATTTTTAAATAAATGTATCTTTTTAATTAAATAATTAAAACAAAATAGAAATATAATAATGATTATTATTGTAACAAATATATTATACAATGATTTGAATAAATAATCATTATTTTTATTTGTAGACAGATACAATAACTTATCATTTTTAATTTTATCAAATTTTCCTAACCATTCATCTATATTTTGTGAGCAATCTTTATTATTGGTTTCAAAATCGAAACATCCGTAGCTTAATTTTTTATTTTCTATATCAATCATGAAGACAATGTCATAATTATTTTTATATTTTTTGTGCCATTTGTCAATGTCAATGTTAAATTTTTGAATTATTTCAATAATTTCAGTATGTTCCCATATAAGAATGATTTCTTTATATTTGTTTTTAATTGTATTAATACAACTAAATACTTTTTCAGGCTCTCCTATACAATAATCAGTATTGATATTTTCAACTGAATATTGATAAGATTTTAAAGAACCTGATAAATAATAGGATGTTAAAAACATTCGTTGTGACTTCTGACATTTTTTATTTATTTTGTTTGAATAAGGATAATTATTTATACAAACTTTATCGTATTTGTAGTCCGATGTTACTATATATATTTTATTTTTAGTATGTAAATATTGTTTAAAATAATCACCCCATTTGACAGACCTTTTATAACCAATATCACTACAACAAGGATTATTATTTTTAGGTTTATCACAATGTCTAATTATCCAAATTCTATCTGTTAAAATTGTTTCTTTAACCAACAATATAAATGATATTACAAATTTTATTTTAGTTATATTCATTAATAAGTAAATTTATATAAATTTTAAATGCTTATCTAATTGTATGTAATTCATTTTAATCAATACATAAAAATTAAAAAAGTTTTATATAGTGATTATATAATCAATGAATCCTTTAGAAGCATTAAAACAAAAATTAATGGTTAAACCAACAGTTGAAGAAAGAGAAAGAGTTGCTGTTGTTATTAAAGGAGAGAAAAGACCTACAAAACCTAGAGTTCCAGGTCCTCCCAAAACAAACCAAAATGAAACATCTAAGGTATTAGAAGGTAAAGAAAAGGAAGAAGGAGAAGAAAAGGAAAAAGAAGAAGAACAGGAAGAAGTTGGGGAAAAAACAGTAGGACCTATAATTGTTGATGAAACACAAAAAGGTTATGACCGAGCAACATTGCTTAACAAGCTAAAAGAAAGTAAATTAACTAAGGTTTTAGTTAAACCTGTAATTGAAGCAACTGAAGTAAATAAAGTGATTACCCCTATTCCTTTACCTATAGTTAAAAAAGCAAAAAAAGTTACTATCCAGCAACCACTTGTTATTGAAGGAGAAGATGAAGATGAAGAAAACAAAACAGTGGCTGCTATTCCTCAAGAAGAACCCAAGCCTAAAAAGGGCGTAAAATTTGTTATTGAAGAGGAAGAGGAAGAGGAAGAAGGAGAAATACTAAAAGAACCTAAACCAACCATCCAAGTCGAAGCTCCTAAGAAAAAAGAACGAAAAACAAAAAAACCAGAAAAAGGAGTAGCTATTTTAGGACCTGAAACTATTGTTGATATTGGCGATACTGATTTAACAAAAAGGTTGCCTGTAAAGTCATCACCAGTTAATATTAAAGTTTCTAGTTATTACATGAATAATAGAGAGATATTTGTAAATTTTATTAATTCGCTCTTTGAACCTTATCGAATTGAACTTCAAAAGAATAAAAATAGCATATCGTGTGATGATATTGGACAAACCAGTAGTGATTTCTCTCTATTAACCCATCAAAAGATTGTTAGAGATTACATGAATCTTTATACACCATACAGAGGTTTGCTTTTGTATCACGGTTTGGGGTCTGGAAAATGTATGAAAAAAGACACCCCTATATTAATGTCAGATGGCACTATAAAATTAGTTCAGGATATAAAAGTTGGTGATTTTTTGATGGGCGATGATTCAAAACCAAGAACAGTTCTCTCTTTAGCTAGAGGAAAAGATAAAATGTATGATATAATTCCTGTAAAGGGTGATAAATATACTGTAAATCAAGAACATATTCTATGTTTAAAAGCATCTGGATTTCCATTTTTTCGTGAAAATAAACATAAATCAAATACTAATTTCAATATTCAATGGATTGAAAATAATTCTTTTCAATCAAAAACATTTACATATAATTCATCCATTGAAGATAACAAGATAGAAATGAGATGTAATGCTGAAAGATTTTTTGAAGAAATTAAACATAATAAACTTACATCAGACAATATTATAGAAATTTCCGTAAAAGACTATTTGAATTTATCTAAAAAGAAGAAGGGACTGTTAAAAGGATACTCTGTTCCTATCGATTTTTCTGAAAAAGAACTTCCTTTTGACCCATATATGATTGGATATTGGTTAGGGGACGGAAAAAGTCGTAATAATGCTTTATTAAATACTATAAAAGATTTAAATATGATAAACAATAAACATATTCCTATTATTTATAAATGTAATTCTAGAGAGAATAGGTTGAAACTACTTGCTGGATTATTAGATAGCGACGGTTCTTTATCAAAAAAAGGCGGTTTTGAATTTACACAAAAAAATGAAAAATTAATAGATGATGTTGTTTATTTGTCCAGAAGTTTAGGTTTTGCCTGTTATAAATCAGAGAAAAAAACCACATGGACATATAAAGGAGTAAAACATTTTGGAAAAACCTTTAGAATATCTATTAATGGAGAAGGAATTGAAACCATACCCACATTAATTCCTAGAAAACAATCTGAGTCTAGAAAACAAATTAAGGACGCGTTGGTTACAGGTATTAAAGTGAAATATGTGAATGAAGATAATTATTATGGCTTTATGTTAGATGGTAATTGTAGATATTTAATGGGTAATTTTACAGTAACTCATAACACAGCAACAAGTATTGCTATTGCTGAAGGAATGAAAGACGATAAACGTATCATTATTATGACTCCTGCGTCTTTGCGTGCAAACTATATTGAAGAGCTTAAAAAAGCAGGTGATTTATTATATAAAAGAAACCAATTTTGGGAGTGGATTTCTACAAGTGACCATCCTGAAACATTAGACCCCATCTCAGCTATTTTAAATTTACCGAGAGAATATATTACTAGACATGGAGGCGCTTGGTTTATTAATGTTAATAAAAAAACAAACTATGATGAGTTAAGCGATATTGATAAAAAAACACTTGAAGACCAGCTTAATGAAATGATTAAACAAAAATATATATTTATTAACTACAATGGTTTGAGAACACAACGATTAGAAGAAATGACCTCAGGCTTTACACGCAACCTTTTTGATAATTCGGTAGTTATTATTGATGAAGCTCATAACTTAATTAGTCGAATAGTAAATAAAATAAAGAAAGAAAAAACTATTCCAGAAAACAAAAAAGGAGAGAAAGAACATTTGCCTCTTAATTTAGCAACTAAATTATATGAATTTTTATTAAGTGCTAAAAACGCGCGGATTGTTTTATTATCTGGAACTCCTGTTATTAACTATCCGAATGAATTCGCAATCCTTTTTAATATTTTAAGAGGGTACATTAAAACATGGAAAATTCCCATTGTTGTTAAAACAAATAAAAAGATAGACAGGGAATCGTTACAAGCTATGTTAATGGGCGAGAAATCACTAGATTACATTGACTACACACCTTCAAGTAAAATACTTACTATTACTAGAAACCCTTTTGGTTTTAAAAATAAAATTAAAAAGGACTCTGGATATCAAGGTGTGTCTAATGTGAAGAAAGATGAACACGGAGATACAACAATTGATACAGAATCCATAAACGACGATGAATTTGAAAGAAAAATAATTGGTATTTTAAGAAGAAATGATTTAGATATTATTCCTGAAGGAATTGAAATTAAATACAGAAAAGCGTTACCAGATAGTTTAGATGAATTTGTTACAAGATATATTAATGATAGTGATAAAAAACTCAAAAATGTTGACTCTTTAAAGAGACGAATTATTGGTCTATCCTCATATTTCAGAAGCGCACAAGAAAATTTGTTACCAAAATACAATAAAACACTAGGCGTTGATTATCATATTATTAGAATACCAATGAGCGATTTTCAATTTAAAATGTATGAAACCGCGCGCAAAGAAGAGAGAAAAACTGAAAAACCAAAGAAAAAACCAGCTGCGGATGATTTATTTAAAGAATCTTCTTCAACATATCGTATTTTTTCACGTTTATATTGTAATTATACCATGCCTGAAAGACCTGTTCCATTTGCTAAAAAGAAAACAGGCGAAGAAGGTGATGAAAATAATATGGAAATATTATTGAAAGAAGCTAATAGAGAAGAAAATAAACAAGACGTAAATGATGCTAATGAGGGTGAAATAGAAGGAGATGAAATTTTGGAAAAAATTGGTGGAACAGATTATAAAGAGAGACTTGATAGAGCACTTAAACATATAGAGAACAATTCAAATGACTTTTTGACACCTGAAGCACTTCAAACATACGGACCAAAATTCTTACATATGCTTGAGAATATTCAAGACCCCGAATACTCAGGATTACATTTGATTTATAGTCAATTTAGAACCATGGAAGGAATTGGTATTTTTAGTTTAGTTTTAGAAAAAAATGGTTTCGCTAGGTTTAGAATTACTAAAAATTCAACAGGTGTTTGGAGTATTGACATTCCTGAAGTTGATAAAGGAAAACCAACATATGCTTTATACACAGGAACAGAAACATCAGAAGAAAAAGAATTAATAAGACATATTTATAATGGTGAATGGGAACAAATTCCTGATAACATTTCAGATGAATTAAAGAAAATGGCTAACAACAATAATATGGGGGAAATTATTAAAGTGTTCATGATTACATCATCTGGATCAGAAGGTATTAATTTGAGAAACACACGATATGTTCATATTATGGAACCATACTGGCATCCTGTACGTTTAGAACAAGTCATCGGACGTGCTAGACGTATTTGTAGTCATAAATCATTGCCTAAGGCTTTACAAACTGTAGAAGTATTTGTGTATTTAATGATATTTTCTCCTGAGCAGTTAAAATCTGATGAAGCAATAGAGTTAAAAAGAAAGGATTTAAGTAAAACTGATGGGAAAACACCTATAACGAGTGACCAATATTTATATGAAATTTCAGAAATTAAATCAAATTTAACAGCTCAACTTACAGAGGCCATTAAAGAATCTGCCTTTGATTGTTATATTTATTCAAATGGTAAATGTGTTAATTTTGGTGATGCGAATAACAGTAAATTTTCATATGTTCCTGATTATGCTGAACAACAAAATGACACAACAGTTCAAGCGAATAAAGTATCCATTGAATGGGTTGGAAAACCAGTTACATTAAATGGTGTCCAATACGTTTATAGAAGAATTAGTAAAAATGTGCTTAATATTTATGATAAAAGCAGTTACGAAGCAGCTTTAAAAGATTCTTCCATTATTCCCTTACAAATTGGAACATTAGAAACAAATGAGAGAGGACAACAAGTATTTAAACAATTAGTAACATAGAGATAATATTGTTTCTATTATAATTTTGTCTTCTTCTGATAAGGTGTTATAATTTGTAATACCGTCGCTCAATGAAACCATAGCTTTATTGTAATAAAGTCTTTTTAATTTATTAAAATTTTTAAAGATAAGATAATTATTCTTATCTCCAAAAATAAATAACCGTAGATAGGTATTTTTTAAATTATTATTAAAATTATTAAAGTTATTGTTTAAAGATGACGATGTCACCACATTAAATATAATAACAAGTATTAAAATATTGTTAATGAACATTGATAAATATATATATTCTTATATGTTTATTTTGTTTGTAAAATAGTTAAAATATTTTCAATTTTTTTGTTAATTTCTTTCATTTCTTTTTCTAAATTAGTTATCCTTATACTTTGTTCATTCGTATCCTTTATTTCATTAGAATTGTTACTATTAGAGCTTGCTGGATTTTGTGGAACCCTCTTCAATTTGTTAAATATACTTTCTTCAAATAAAAATGAATCTTCTTCAAGTTCTTCAATGTCGTTTATTTCTCTCATTTCATTTACACCCCATGTTACATTTTTAACCTCTTTATTACCAAAAGTTATTTCGTCGTTATTAATTTTTAAATATTTAAGTTTATTATTATCATTAGTATTTATCTGTTCTAATTTATTTTGGTTAGGAGGAGGTTGTAGTTTTTCAGATTTTACTGATGTTTCTTGTGGTTTTAACCAGTTGTTATTCTGTAAATTACTATTATGTAAATTATGGTAATTTATTTGTTCAACATCATAATTCCTTTGATTTGCGATTTCCTTAACCATTTTTTCAATTTCTGTAATTGGTTGTTCTTTGAATTTATCATTAAATTCAGGAACAGGCGGAACAGGAATTGTCATCGCATTTGTAAATTCTTCTTGACGTCTGTTCAAATCTCTTTCAAATTGTGTTTTTTTATCATTTTGTATTTCTTCATAAGTGATTAATTCTTTTTGATTAGTGGGTGACAATTCTTCGTGTATTTGAATTTTATTTACTTTATTTTTTATAAATTGTTGTTTAATGAAATTTAATATTAGAATTATGTATTTTTTATTCATATCAATTAAATTATTTTTATTTTTTTCAGAGTTATTAAAACCTTGTAAATTATCTACAAATATTTGTGAAATTTTGTTTTTATTGTCACTAGATAAATGTTTAAAAATATCTTCATCACTAATAACGTCCCAAAGCATATTGACGTTTTCTTTATTTAAAAATCCTGGGTTTGACATTTACTATATAAAAATATACAATCTATTTTTATATGGTTTAAAATAATCAAAATATTTGTCTTATAATGAATCATTAAAATACACCTTTCTAAATTTTGACATATATTCGTCTTTTAATATATGTGTTTTCAAATAGTGCTCTGTCATCTTATCCTCAAGCATATGAACAATAAAAAATAAAGAATATATACCGCACTCCGTATTTCCGTATTGGTGTTCAATACCTTCATTGCTATCATACTTAAACGCTATTTTTGGTGTTAGTGCTAACCCTTGCTCTGTAATTCTATCAACAAGAACCTTAATTTCTGGTGCCTGTTTATCTCCAGTGCTGTCAAAGAAAAATATTTTTTTACTTTTAATATTAATAAACATTGAAATCCAGTGTTGTCCTGGTTTGTTATGAGGGTCAGTATTAAATATAATGCCAATTTTTGTTTTACCATTTTTTATTTGCTCTGCTAAACTAAAATTACACAATTCATCCCATACGCATTCACCGTATAGTTTCCTCGTATCAAAATCAATTGGAGAAGGACCTATGAAATCAAAACATTTATATGCCTTTTCATATTGTTTCATTACATTCATAATATCTATACTGGACAACCATTCGTTTGGATTTGATTTCCACTCATTTGGCGATTCAGGCGCAAATGAATCTGCCATGTCACTGTTAACTTGACCAAAATCAGCTTTTTGCTTTAACCAACAAGACTCTTTATTACATACGTTTCTTAGAAATTCACTTAATAAACGATGTATCTCTTTAGGATTATTTGTATTAATCTTTAAATCTGGGTGTCTCGCATTCCATAAATCCCTCAATTTGTATAAACTTTTATTCGTGTAACAAGTAAAATGATTAATTTCGTTTTTAGGTTTTGGACTACAATTTATTTTTTTTAATTTAACTGTTTTACTGTGTCTTGATAAAGCATTAATAGAGTTACGTTTATTTTTAATACCAGTAAACCTTTTTCTAGAATTATACAACAAGTTCTTCTTTTTACTTACTGGTCTATTTTTTTTACTTACGAACTTCATATTAATTAGTGATATTTTTCTTTTTTATACCTTTATTTTTTAATTCAGGGTCTTCTAGATTAATAACTTTTTGAATTGGCATTATAATTTCCTCTTTCTTTGCCGTAGAGGTTTTTTTTACATATTTATCTAAAGTTGAATCGCTATTGATTTTAATTGAACGCATTAAAAGTTTATCGGCATCATCACTATTTTCTCTAATAATATTGGTATCATCATGTGGTATGTTATCAAGTATAGCATAACTGTTATTTATATCTTTATATTCAGATTGTATTAAATCGTTGTTATCAATTGTTCTAAAATAATTTATACATGAATAAAGAAAGTTATCATAGTTCAATTTTACATCAGGTAACAAATCAGGAGGTTCTTCTTTTGAAACTAATAATTCTTTAAATAAATTATAAATTCGTTTTCTGTAAAATCTTACATGTTGATTGCTTAACGATTTCGCTCTTTTATTTTGTATATGTTTGTTATACAATTCTTTATTTAATAAACAGTCTAAAGTTACTTGATTTACGAAATTATTAGACATTATATTAGATAAAATATAAAAAATATAAATAGATACGCAAATCAAAATCATCAGAATAATTTACCTGTATAAGCAAAATCTTTTAATTGTATTCTTGCTTTATTAATTAAACTTATTGAATTGTCTGTTACATATTGACACGCAAAAATAATTCTTTTTTGATTTGCGCATAACTTTGACGCTCTATGGTATAAATAATTTCCTTCAAAACATAATGCGTCCCCTGTCAAATCTAAACTAATTATCTCTCCATTATCCTTCATAAATTGGAATTTGGTGCAAGTTAATTCTTGTGTTATAGGTATTAAAACAGTAAAAAAACGTCCTTCATAATAATTGTAATCATAATGCCAATTTATCCAGTCATTTTCATTTTCATAAATTAGAATAGAACATGAGGTAGGTAAGTCTAAACTAGTCGGATATAATTTCAATCCTATTAAATTTGAGACAATATCGCATAAATCGTTTTCATAAAAATGTATTAAATCATTAGAATTTTTTATTACATTTTGGGTAGATATAGTGACACCCTTCTTATTTGGCAGAGCACAATTTAAAATATTTTCGGGGTAAAATGATATATCCACTCTTTTTTGAATACTTTTATCTAAAATCATATTATGTATGTCATTTTTTATATTACTTGTTAATTCAACTTGAAATTGTTTATATAAACAAAAATCATCATTACAAATGTATTTTTTTTGTATTTTACATGACCCTGAATTATAGGCATAAATTATAATACAAAATACTAAAAGTGTTACTGTTAGTAAAACATATTTAATTATTGTATTTAATTTATTATTTCTCATATAATAAATTAAGATTATATATTTACTAACATGATTGGTATGTCATGTCTTTCACTTGAACTCTAGTAGGATTCATAAAAGAGGTTACTCCTATTATTTCTGGGTCTGGATTTGGATTAAAATTATTAAATACTTCATTTCGAAATAGTAAATCGTGTGGTTGCGCATTTGTAGTAGTTTTAAATTTATAATTATATAAGTCGCTATTGCTATTTGGAACATAAACAGCTTGGCTACATTTTTGTAAAGCATATATTTGGTTTCTTAATTCAGATTCAGTGTTAATGTTAGAAGCAAACCCTGACCATGGCGATGTAGTATTTCCTGGATTAAAAACACCATGAACATTATATGTGGGCAATTGTTGTAATGTGACATTATTTTTCTTTCTTGGGTCGACTATTGGAAAATGGGAATATTTTGTCATTACAGGTCTAACATCTAAATATGGCTGAAGCGGTTGTGATGGAATGTTTCTATCGTATATTCTTTTATTTGTTTGTTCATGTATTTTTGAAGAACATTCGTTGTTTTCATTGTAATGATTGGTGTTATTCATTTTATATAATTAAAGTATATATTTTATTTAACAAATAACAATATATTAAAATATATAAAGGTATGAAGATAATACATTTATATAATAATGTGTGGAATTTTCGCTCTTCTCAATTGTAGTCAATTCTCAAATAGTGAAATTGAAAATGAATTTATTAAAGGTCAACAGAGAGGTCCAGAGTTTTCTAAATTAGATTTTTCCTTTATGAAAATGGCATTAGGGTTTCACAGATTAGCAATAAATGGTTTAAATAATGAATCGAATCAACCATTAATTATTAATGATATTGTTCTTTTGTGTAATGGTGAAATCTATAATTACAAACAATTGTATAAAGATATGAAAATTGTCCCTATTACTGACTCTGATTGTGAGGTAATTATACATCTTTATATTAAATATGGCATTGAACAAACATTAACTATGTTAGAGGGAGAGTATTCATTTGTTTTGTATGACAATAGACTTACCCATGACCTTCATAACAAATTTTATGTAGCACGTGACCCTTTTGGAGTTAGACCTTTATATTATCTAAAAAACAACTACAATCATTATAATGTATATAATTTATTGGGATTTGCGTCAGAATTGAAATGTTTATCAAAATTTTATGAATCAAATATACATCATTATTCTATCGAACAATTCCAACCAGGGACTTACAGTATATTTAATCTTTCAAATAAAGTAAATTCTATATGGGAAATTCAAAGTGAAAATATACCATATTTCATACCATGCTTTTCACATAATTGGCTAATTAACGGTATTATATCAGACGTTTTTGTTGAACAAATGTATAAAAAAGTAGCTTATTATTTACATGCGGCGGTTAATAAACGGTGTTTGGCTACTGAACGTCCTATTGCGTGTTTATTATCTGGTGGATTAGATAGCAGTTTAGTTGCTGCCTTAACAAATAATTTTTACAATACACATGATATGCCTAAGAAACTAGAAACTTATAGTATTGGTTTAAAAGGTTCTGAAGACCTTAAATACGCACGCATTGTTGCTGATTATTTGGGAACAAATCATACTGAAATTATTGTAACAGAAAGAGAAATGTTTGAAGCTATTCCAGAAGTTATTTATTCTATTGAAAGTTATGATACTACTACGGTTAGAGCAAGTATTGGTAATTATTTACTTGGAAAATACATTTCGAAAAATAGTGAGGCTAAAGTGGTATTGAATGGTGATGGGTCTGATGAATTATTTGGAGGTTATCTTTATATGAATAAATGCCCAGATGATATTGAGTTTGATAAAGAAACGAGAAGACTATTAAAAGATATACATCTGTTTGATGTTTTAAGGTCAGATAAGTCAATTTCATCGCATGGTCTTGAACCAAGAACACCGTTTTTAGACCAAACGCTAGTTAATTTTATTTTATCAATACCAATTTATTTTAGAAATCATTTAAATTTTAATCAATGTGAAAAATATTTGTTGCGTAAAAGTTTTTCAATTTCCAATTTTGAAGATGTTGAATCTAGACAAATTTTACCAAATGAAATTCTATGGAGGAAAAAAGAAGCATTTAGTGATGGTGTAAGTTCTCAAGGTCGTTCATTGTATCAAATTCTTCAGGAGTTTATTTCAACAAATTTAAATACAGAAGAGGATACAAATAAATACACACCATCTATAGAGACAGAGAAATATTATTATAAATCAATATTTGATAAATATTATCCTAATTCTGAAAAAATATTACCCTATTTTTGGATGCCTAAATATACAAACGCTACTGACCCAAGTGCTAGGACTTTAACATTTTATTCAGATACATCTAATGAATCTAATGATAAAAATGAATCCGAAGTCATATAATTTTATTTTATCTAATTATTGTATATGATCACTAAAAATAAAATTAATACTGTTCAAGAAATTTTTTTTGATATTTTTATATATATATCTTACGCATTAATAGTAATTTCTTTTTTAGGTCTTTCTAATGCTGCCCCAAAATATCTATATGACTTAGATTATTATGTTAGAATTTATATATGTTTGTTTTTAATATGGAGGTTTAATCCTTTTAGAAAAATAGACACATTTACTAATCTTGACCGCAAAATAGTGTTTAGTGCTGGATTATTTATTTTGACAACCACAGCATTAAACCAGTATTTGGAAAAAGCAACCAATAACTTTAAAAACATTATATTTACACATTAATCATAAAGTCAACCTTAATTGCCATTATAAATGAATATTTTTTCGTGTTTTATTAGCCCTTATTTTGTTATTTTTTCGTGTATTGTTATTGGTATTGCCCTTATTAAAAAATTTACTTAAATGAACCATTATTTGTTTTCCTAAAATTTTATCAATCTCATATTCTTTTGGATTTTTTTTAATAATTTTATAATTATATTTTTTAAATTCTAAAAGCATATGATTTTGGAAATCAGTTTCTTCACCTATGAGTTTTTTACCATTTTCGCTTTCTTTAAATTTTTCTATCATATAATCAAAATTTAAATCATACAAATACGGTATAACATTTATGTAATATATGTTATCATGTACCATATCTGGATAAAAACTATCATCTAAAAAACAAATTTCTGAATTGATAGGAATTCTTGTGCATTTTATAAAATCTTTGTATGATTTATTCTGCGAGGTCCTTCCTATTTCAACTATTTTACCATTAACTTTAAATGCTGATACTATTTGATCAAACAACTTATATTTTATTTTGTCTTCAAAATATGTAACAATATGGTTTGCCCATTCTAATGGCGCTTGATTATTAGTGTATATATACATTTTTTGGAAGCATTTTGATAGTCTCATTTTTTTTAAATAATTTAAAATATTAATCATATTTGGTCGTAAAAACTCATTAAATAAATCTAAAGCATTATCAAAATCATATTGCGTAAGATTTGGTTTATCTTTTGTTATTAAATAATTTGACAAACAATTCCAAAAAATACCGTATTCTGTAAAATATCCTAATGTTTCATCTAAATCAAATACGATTATTTTCATCTTGCTTCTAATATATGGTTAGATTTTAGATTTTAACAAATTGTTAATTATAAAAATAGAATTAGATACAGTTTTATTGTCATAATATTGTAACTATCTAAACTTGCTATCAACCTACACAATTTGCGTATGGTTATGCTTATTTATATTTTAATAAATATATTATAATTGTTAACGTCATTTAAAAATTATACTTTAATATTTTATACTTTAATTATATATAAGCATAATGTCTGAGTTAAGTAACACCGATTATACAAGAATTTTAAAATATTATAACGTTACAATACCTAATAGTAAAAGATTAATTAAGATAGAAGCAAACAAAATATTGTCTAATAAATTATGTAGATGTATAAAAAAAATTGAACCTATCAATGGGTCACGTTCTATAGGTATATGTACTAAAACTATTTTTAATAATAAAGGATATAAACGAGGCAAATTTAAATGTAAAGGTAACCAGTATGTAAGTATTAAAAATAATGCTAAAAAAATAAGGAAAAATTACACTAAGAAATTAAGGCAAAAATAATACTATTCATATAAAATTATTTTTTATTTTAGAAATAAAAATAATTTTATATAACAATTCCATTAATAATATTTTCTAATTTAAAATATAACTAGTTATATTAAATGAGTAATGATAGTGATAAAATTGTATTTAATGTTAAAAATAATAGGCTACATGAGTATTATACAAAATATATAAAAATAAATACAAAATCAAACATGTGTA